TGCGTTCGCCCGATCATGTACGGGTTTCCAGGTTTTGGTCACCCCAGCACCAGCAGTCACAGGAGACAAAAGCCCAGGTCACGCTCGAGGACAGGTGAACTGCATCACAAGGGAGAACTGCCACTGAAACTTTCTGGCGAAGTTTCACCCATTATCGGGTGAGGGGGTAAAGAGGGGGAACCATTAAAGGAGGGGGTGCCAGAGGCGCTGCGGCCAGCGCCGACCAGCCCGCTGCGGACAGCGGGCCACCCTCCAATAGACCGCCGTTTTCGGCGGCGGTCTTACTTGACATATGACAGAGGCACCGCCTCAGAGCGGTGCCCTCAGGAGAGGTCGAAGACCTCACTCACTGTCGTTCGGTCTTCGCTGTCGGCAGCCGCCGACCACGGGCGGCTGCCTCTATAAGGGGGTGTCCATGAGTTGGAACTCCTCAGACCGCAGCAGTCGGCTTCCGGCCGACTGGGAGGAGAACTACCGGCAGCCCGTTCTGCGGGCAGCCGAATACCGGTGTCAGATTCGCAGACCCGGTTGCCTCGGGAAGGCAACCGATGTGGATCACATCCGCAGAGGAGACGATCACCGTCTCAGCAACCTGCAGGCAGCGTGCAGCCGCTGCCACGGGAAGAAGTCATCCGCTGAGGGCCATGCCCGCAAGCGAGAGTTACGAGCCAGGAGGAAGCGACCGACCGAACGCCATCCCGGCTCCCGTTGATCAGCGGGCCGGGAGCCCGCTTCTCACCCAGGAGGTGTCAAGTGGGCGAGCGAGGCCCAGTTCGTAAGCGGTCGGATCAGCGCATCCGACGTAACAAGGATGCGGTCCCCACTGAGAAGGTGACCGCCATCGGAACCGTCCCGATTCCGGACCTCGGATTCGAGGACCCACATCCCATCGTTCGTGACCTGTATCAGTCCCTGCAGGACTCCGCGCAGTCGCGCTACTACGAGCCGAGCGACTGGCAGTACGCGAGATTGGCCCTGCACTTCATCGACGGGCTGCTGAAAAGCCCGAAGGTGAACGGCCAGGTGCTCGCGACTGTGAACCAGATGCTCAGCAGTCTGCTCGTCAGCGAGGGCGACCGCCGCCGCGTGCAGCTCGAAGTCGAGCGGCAGCAGGCAGAGGGCGTCGTGGTCGACGTAGCGGAGATGTTCGCCAAGCAGCTCGGCGCACAGCGCAAGAGCTGATCCCGCAGACCCTCCCGGAGGGGGTTGAGCGCGTTTTCCTCTCGGCGCAGCTCCCCCTTCCGGGACTGGAACCGACTACCTGAAAGGAACAAGACCCATGTCCGTGATCGGACCCCAGCTCGAAGCCGACACGCTCGTCCTGACGCGGGGCCGCGACTTCAAGTGGTCGTTCGAGAACCTGGATGCGTCCGGGCAGCCGGTGAACTTCCCGGCCGGGACGCTCTTCTTCGAGTTCGACACGACCCCGAAGACGCTCTGGGACTTCGTCATCGACGGTTCCCTCGCGACGATCAAGGTCGAATCCGAGGACGCAGACGCGATCCCCGCCCGCACGAAGTGGCAACTGGTCTTCCTGCCAGACGGAGAGGTTGGCGGCGGCGACCCCATCGCACTGGGCACGGTCCAGGTCCAGGGGTGATCCGATGAGGCTGCGAGGATTCCCGACTGACGGTCGGCCGGCGGTCTCCTACGTCGGCACTCCCACCGGTTCCATCGTCGGCAGCCTGCAGCAGTCCTTCGGCCGCATCCGCGTCCGCACGCAGCCCCGTGGCGGGCTGGTGTCAGTCCCCACCGAGACGCCGCGAGGCATCGTCGGCCTGTCGCGGCAGCCGTCGCGACTGTTCGCGCTTCCCGGTCAGGTCGGCCCGCAGGGGCCTCCCGGCCCGGAGGGCGCGGGCCTGGTGATCGACGGCCAGGTGGACAGCTACGACGACCTCCCCGAGACCGCAGTGGACGGGCAGGTCTGGATCGCAGGCGGGCTGCTGTACCGCTACGACGGCGGTTGGCCCGACGAGGCATCCGGAGCGCCCGTAGAGGGCGTCCCAGGCCCGCAGGGGCCACAAGGTCCCATCGGCCCACAAGGTCTGCAGGGACCCCGAGGATTCACCGGAGAGCAAGGCCCACAAGGCATCCAGGGACCGATCGGACCCCAAGGCCCACAAGGCGAGACGGGTCCGGAAGGTCCTCAGGGTCCAACCGGCCCGCAAGGGCCGAAGGGCGACACCGGGTCACAAGGCCCTCAGGGTGAGCAAGGTCCACAGGGCATCCAAGGCCCCCAGGGGCCACAAGGCCCGCAGGGTGAGACCGGACCCCAGGGTCCACAAGGTCCGCAAGGCATCCAGGGTCCCCCTGGTCCGCAGGGTGAGGAAGGACCGGCTGGTCCGTCCGCGTACTTCATCGCGGCGCTCAACGGATTCATCGGCACCGAAGCGGAATGGCTGGAGTCCCTCGTCGGCCCGGAAGGGCCGGAAGGTCCCGAAGGACCCGAAGGCCCCCAAGGACCGCAAGGTCCGACAGGTCCGAAGGGTGACAAGGGAGACACCGGAGCCCAAGGACCTCAGGGCCTGCAGGGTCCGAAGGGGGACACAGGCAACACCGGTCCCCAAGGTCCCAAGGGCGACAAGGGCGATAAGGGCGACACGGGTGCGACGGGTCCTGCCGGCCCCGCCAACTCGCTGTCCATCGGCACGGTCACCAGCGGCTCGTCGGCCAGCGCCTCGATCACCGGTACCGCACCCAGCCAGACGCTGAACCTGGTTCTCCCGAAGGGAGACAAGGGCGACAAGGGGGACACCGGTTCCCAAGGGCCACAGGGCATTCAGGGTCCGCAGGGGCCTGCGGGTGTCCCGTCGTCGAACGGCACAGTGCTCGACTTCGTCAAGCTGACCCAGGCGCAGTACAACGCAGCGACCAAGGTCGCGACGACGTTCTACGTGATCGTGGGGTGACACATGCCCATCTATCTCGGTAGCACGGCCCTGAACAACTTCCGCGTTGGCACGGAGACCCCGGATCGGATTTTCCTCGGCAACGAGCTGGTTTGGCCCGCGTTCACCCCGGTCAGCCAAACGATCACCGCCACAGGGTCATACACCTGGAACATCCCCGCCAACTGCCGGTACATCGACATCGTCGTGATCGGCGGCGGTGGTGGCGGTCAGGCATCACTGGCGATCTTCAACTACGGCGATCCCGGCGACCCAGGGCACTGGAACGGTGTCACGCTGAAGCGCGGCGTCGACATCCCGTGGAGCGTCACGCAGATCACCGGCTCGGTCGGAGGCGGTGGCATCGGCGGTCCCGGCCCCTCGATCTCCCCCGGCTTCATGGGCGGTGACACCACAGCCAACTGGAGCACTGGCTCGATCACAGGCGGCGGTGGCGCAGGCGGTCTCGGCTGGGCTTCGTCCGCTGCGAATACAGCCGGTCCAAGTCCCGGCAACTTCGTGTGGAACGGCATCACCTACACAGGCGGCGCGAAGACCGGCACAGGCACCTTCGGCCCTGGCGGTAACCCGCCTGGAGGCGCGGGTGCTGGTTCGACGGGCTTCGGCGCTGGCGGTCAAGGCGCACGGGGGCAGGTCTGGTTCCGCGCCTACTAACTCAAAGGAGCACATGACGACCTTCATTCAGTTCTTCGACCCCAGCGATCCGGGTGTGTACTACCAGATCGACCCGGCCGACTTCCCGGACGCAACCACGCCAGAGGGACAGCGGGCCATCGAGGACACCATCGCGGCGGTATGCCCGAACGTGTCAAGCATCATGGGCATCATGGTGGAGACCGTCGATTACGCGACCGTGGGCGAGGATTCGTTCCCGTACAGGTCGTTTCGGATGCACACCTCCTTGCAAGATTACTTCGACTCACTGAGTTCCTGACTACCCACCCCGCCCTCTCGTCAGGGCGGGGTCTTTTAGGCGCGTAGCTCAATTGGTAGAGCAGCGGTCTCCAAAGCCGCGTGCTGCAGGTTCGAGTCCTGCCGCGTCTGCAATTTGACATCGCACACAGAGAGGACTCCACATGATCCTGAAGACCATCGGGAACGAGATCGCCAAGACGCTGGTCCCCCGCGTGGTGGACGCCGTGGCGACCGAGATCGAGAAGCACATCCCCGCGCTGACCGAGGCCCTGGTGATGGCAGTCACGGAGGCAATCGAACAGCGTGCCGACGACGTAACCGACGCAATCCCAGGCGATCTGGACGACCGGATCATCGACCCCATCGTCAAGCGCGCCCTGGACATCTTCCGAGGGAGGAGTCGATGACGGAACGGGTACTCCCCTACGACCGCAACATCGTCCCGCAGGAGACCGGCTGGTGGTGTGGCCCTGCGGCCACCCAGGTCGTGCTCAACTCGCGGGGCATCATCGTCCCCGAGGCCACGCTCGCCAACGAGATCGAGCAGATCGAGAACCCCGGCCGGGGCGACGACCGGGACGGTACCGACTACGTCGGCCTGATCGAGCGGGTCCTGGATCGCCGGGTCCCGCAAGCTGGCTACACGTCGGTCTACATGCCGAACGACCCACCGACTGCCGCACAGCGAGAGGCGCTGTGGCAGAACATTGTTCGTTCGATCAACGCCGGATACGGCGTGATCATGAACTGGGTCGCTCCCCCGAGCAACAAGCCGCGAGGCGTGAAGGGCTCACCGAACCCGCGCTACTCGGGCGGCACGACGTACCACTACGTCGCGTGCATGGGCTACGACGACACCCCCGGCGCTCGGGCGCTGTGGATCGCTGACTCGGGCTTCCAGCCGTTCAACTACTGGATCAGCTTCGACCAGGCGGCCACCCTGATCCCGCCGAAGGGCTACGCATACGCGGCCACCGCCGCGCCTGCCCCGGCTCCCGCACCGGCCCCGGTCGACGCCGCGCCGATCCTGGCGCGTGCGGCGGGCATCTCCGAGGCCAAGGCCCGCGAGATTCTGCCCACGTTCCGCGACGGCCTGCGGCTGGCCGAGTGCAACAACGTCCCCCGGATCGCGATGGCGATTGCCCAGTGGGGCCATGAGTCGGACAACTTCAACGCGACCCAGGAGTACGACCACGGCCGGAACCACGGTGACCCCAATGAGGTCACTGACCGGTGGAAGTACAAGGGACGCACCTGGATTCAGATCACCTGGCGAGGCAACTACGAACGGTTCTCGCGCTGGTGCTTCGACCGCAAGCTGGTCCCGACGCCGACGTACTTCGTGGACAACCCGCGTGCTCTGGCTGACGTTCGCTGGGCCGGCATCGGTGCCGCCTGGTACTGGACGGTCGAACGCCCGTCGATCAACCGGCTCTGCGACGAACGCAACCTCACCGAGGTCACCCGCCTGATCAACGGCGGGACGAGCTGGGAAGCGCCGACGTGGATGAAGCACCGCAAGGAGCGGTACGACCGCGCCCTGGCGGTAGGTGACGACCTGCTGAAACTACTGCACGGAGAGGAGGAGGGCTTCTTGAGTGCCCTGACCCCGAAGGAACAGCGCGAGCTGTACGACGAGATCATGAAGCGCGGCCCGAGCCGCTCGTTCCTGGCCGACGACGGCCGTCAGTTGGAAACCCTGCTGGGCTTCATCTACAACATCGACGGCAACGCCTGGAACATCCTGAACGTCATCGGATTCCTGCTCGGCGTCCCCTACGCCGTTGAGCATGTGCGCCGGGTGGCTGAGCACGGTGTGGCACCGGGCTCCTACGCCGCCCAGAACGAGTTCGTGCGCGAGTACGGCCAGGAGTTCTGCAAGGCGCTGCTCCCGCTGGAGGGAAAGCTGCGCGACCTGCTGAACGCCCAGGAGTTCAAGGTGACCCACAACCGGGTCATCGAGCAGTGAGCGACCGCTGGCTGTTCACGGTCCACGGCACCGGCCAGCCCGACCCGCTCGGGCCTGGCCTGCCCGCCGACACGGCGCGACAGGTGCTCGACCTGTACCGCTGGCAGCCCATCGGCAACTACCCCGCATCGGCGTTCCCGATGTGGCGCTCGGTGATGGACGGCGTCCGCGAGCTGCGTGTGCAGCTTCGCCGGGTGCGTCCGGAGGACGAGGTGAGCCTGGCCGGGTACTCCCAGGGCGCGATGGTCGTGGCCTACGTCCTGAAGTACGACATCATGAACCCGGCAGGCGAGTTCCACTACCTGCTGCATCAGGTTCGCAAGGTCGTCTTCTGGGGTAATCCCATGCGCCAGCGGGGAATTGCCCACGATGACCGGTGGATTCACCGGATCGCCGCACCGGACACCCACGGCATCATGGAGGACCGTCTGGAGGGTCTGGAGCACGCCCCGTTCGAGGTGCGTGACTACGCCCACGACGAGGACATGTACGCCTCCATTCGCGACGACGACATGCACGAATACCAGATCGCCATCTGCAAGATCGTGATGCGAGCGACGGACTGGTTCATCGGGGAGAACTCGATCATGCACCAGCTCATCGAACTCGGCCAGCGGCCGATCTGGGAAGGCATCGCCGCCGTCAACGCCGCCATCGACGCGCTCAAGTTCGCCGGGAGCACCGCGCACGGCTACAACATCGGCCCCGCAGTCGAGTTTCTACGCGACTTGACATGACACACGGAAGGAGGAGCGGTGAGCCTGAACAACTACCATCCAGCGCCGCTCCTCCCGCAGCCACCGCACAAGATCGGCCCGATCTGGGCCGTGCGGGAGGACGGCTCCTGGTACCTGCCTGAGAAGACCCTCGGCTGGGAGATTCTGAACTGGCTGGCGCAGTACGTCCGGTCGCCCGCAGGCGGCGGGCCGTTCCTGCCGACGCTGGAGCAGGCCCGGTTCATCCTGTGGTGGTACGCGGTCGATGACCAAGGTCGGTACGTCTACCGCGAAGGCACCCTGCGCCGGATGAAGGGCTGGGGCAAGGACCCGCTGTGCGCGGCCATCGCGCTCGCGGAACTCTGCGGCCCCGTAGCGTTCTCGCACTTCGACGCCGACGGCAACCCGGTCGGCAAGCCGCGCCACGCCGCGTGGATCACGATTGCCGCTGTCTCCCAGGATCAGACGAAGAACACGTTCTCGATGTTCCCGGTCATGATCTCCAAGGAGCTGAAGGCCGAGTACGGCCTCGACGTGAACAAGTTCGTGATCTACAGCGAGGTCGGTGGCCGGATCGAGGCCGCGACTTCGTCCCCGGCGTCGATGGAGGGTAACCGCCCGACGCTGGTGATCGAGAACGAGACCCAGTGGTGGGGCGTTGGTCCGGACGGCAACGTCAACGACGGCGTCGACATGGACGACGTGATCGAGGGCAACGTCGCGAAGATTCCGAGCGCACGCAAGCTCGCGATCTGCAACGCGCACATTCCCGGCAACGACACCGTGGCCGAGAAGGCATACGACCACTACATGGACATCCAGTCCGGGAAGGCCGTCGACACCGGCGTCCTCTACGACGCGCTGGAAGCGCCGGCCGACACCCCGGTCTCGGAGATTCCCTCACAGAAGGAGGACCCGGAAGGGTACGAGCGGGGCATCGACAAGCTGATGGCGGGCCTGGAGGTCGCCCGAGGCGACTCGTACTGGCTCCCCCTGGAAGAGATTCTGGGCTCGGTGCTGAACACCAAGAACCCGGTGTCGGAATCCCGACGCAAGTTCCTGAATCAGGTGAACGCACACGAGGATTCGTGGATCGCCCCGAACGAGTGGGACCGGCAAGCGCTGACCGACAAGATGTTCGCGCTGAAGCCGAACGACAAGATCACGCTCGGGTTCGACGGGTCGAAGTCCAACGACTGGACCGCCCTGGTGGCGTGCCGCGTCGAGGACGCGATGTTGTTCGTGCTCCGGGTGTGGAACCCCGAGGACTTCCCTGGGGACGAGGTCCCCCGAGAGGACGTGGATGCGGTCGTCCGCTCCGCGTTCCAGCGGTACGACGTTGTCGCGTTCCGCGCCGACGTGAAGGAGTTCGAGGCATACGTCGATCAGTGGAGCAAGGACTTCAAGCGGAAGGTCAAGGTCAACGCGACCCCCGGCCATCCCATCGCATTCGACATGCGCGGCCAGACAAAGCGATTCGCTCTCGACTGTGAGCGGTTCGTGGATGCCGTGCTCGAACGGGAGCTGTATCACGACGGCAACCCCGTTCTGCGCCAACACGTTCTGAACGCCCGCCGACACCCGACGACATTCGACGCGATTTCCATTCGCAAAGAGAGCAAGGACAGCAGCAAGAAGATCGACGCCGCTGTCTGCGCGGTCTTGGCGTTTGGCGCGAGACAGGACTACCTGATGAGTAAGAAGCATCGCAGCGGTCGAGCGGTGGTGATCCGCTGATGGCAACCAAGAGCCCACTGCAGCAGCAGCAGGCGAAGGTTGACCCGAACACCCGCCGCGAACAACTGCTGAACGAGTTCCAAGAGAAGACAGCCGACCTCGAAGACAACACCGCCTATTACGAGTCGGAGCGGCGTCCGGACGCCATCGGCATCTCGGTCCCGCCTGAGATGCAGGACCTGCTGGCCCATGTCGGCTATCCCCGGCTGTACGTCAACGCGCTGGCCGACCGGCTGAAGCTGGAGGGCTTCCGGATGGGCGGCGCTGAGGAGGCCGACGAGAAGCTGTGGGACTGGTGGCAGGCCAACCAGCTCGACGTGGAGTCGACGCTGGGCCACGTTGACGCCCTGGTGCATGGCCGGTCCTATGTGACCGTCTCGGCACCGGACCCGAAGTTCGACTTCGGTGTGGACCCGAAGGTCCCGATCATCCGCGTGGAGCCGCCGACGAACCTGTACGCCAAGATCGACCCCCGGAGCCGTGTGGTCACGGAAGCGGTCAGGGCGATCTACGACGAGAACGGCAACGAGGTCGTCTCGGCCACGCTGTACCAGCTCGACAGGACGGTCTACTTCGACAAGATCGACAGCACCTGGCAGGAGACCCGCACGGTCCAGCACAACATGGGCCTGGTGCCGGTCGTCCCGCTGGCGAACCGCACGCGGCTGTCCGATCTGTATGGCACCACGGAGATTACGCCCGAGCTGCGCTCTGTGACGGACGCAGCCGCCCGGACGTTGATGCTGATGCAGTCGACGGCCGAGCTGATGGGTGTGCCCCTCCGACTGCTGTTCGGCGTCACCCGACGCGAGCTGGGCATCCCGGACGACGACGAGGCGGTCACGCCGCGTCAGGCGTTCGAGGCGTACTACGCCCGCATCCTGGGCTTCGAGGCCCCGGAGGGCAAGGCGTACCAGTTCGACGCCGCCGAGCTTCGGAACTTCGTGGATTCCCTCGACGCCCTTGACAAGAAGGCAGCAGCCTACACCGGGCTCCCGCCTCAGTACCTGTCGTTCAGCTCGGACAACCCGGCCTCGGCTGAGGCCATCCGGTCGTCTGAGTCCCGACTGGTGATGAACGCGGAGCGCAAGGCGCTGATCTTCGGTGGGGCTTGGGAACAGGTCATGCGCGTGGCGCACAAGGTCATGAACCCCGGTTCTGAGATTCCACCGGCCATGTACCGGCTGGAGTCGATCTGGGCCGACCCGAGCACCCCGACGTATGCCGCGAAGGCCGACGCCGCGAGCAAGCTCTACAACCAGGGCAACGGCGTCATCCCGAAGGAACAGGCCCGAATCGACATGGGCTACTCGGTCGAGACGCGCCGGAAGATGAAGGAGTGGGACAAGGAGGAGAACCCGGTGGGTCAACTCGCCGGCCTCTACGCTCCTCGCCCCGGCCAGCCTCAGCAGCCTGAGAAGCAAGCTCCGAATGAGCCTCCCGCCAAGGAGGTCCCTGAGGAGTGAACGCTGACGAGTACGCCGCCCAGCAAGCGGTCGTCTCGGCAGCAATCGCCCGCTACGTCCTACAGCACGCGAAGTTCCTCCGGACCCCGTCACTGACCGTGACGGACTGGGTCAACTTCCTGGAGCTGATCTTCCCGGAGGTCTACCGACGCCGGTTGGAAGCCGCCGAGCTAGCTCGCCAGTTCTACGACAGCGAGCGCCAAAAGCACGGCAGGCCACCACATCCCCGGTACTTGGTCGAGTACGACTTCGAGGAGTTCCTGGACGACATGGAGCCCCTCCGCACGCGGTTCTCGCGTGCTGACGCCCCTGACTCCGCTCCGGGCGAACTCGCTCTCCGGATCGTCCGGTCAGTCGAAATGGCTGGCCGGAAACAGATCATCCGTGCCGTGGAGAACGATCCACAGTCCGGAGTGGTCAAGGGCTGGGCGCGGGTCGCGACTGGCCGAGAGACCTGTTACTGGTGCCTGATGCTGATCAGCCGAGGACCCGTCTACCTCGGGGCTGACACAGCAGGCTTAGACCTCGATGACACGACGGCAGCCGAAATGATCGCTGCCGGTGAGGATGTCAGCGAGTACATGCGGCAGTGGCATGACGGGTGCGACTGCAAGGTGGTGCCGGTCTACGACCGACGCAACTGGCCCGGTTACGACGCATGGAAGCGAGCCGAGCAGTTGTGGATCGAGGCCGGTCGAGAGGCTGACCGGCTCATCGAGTCCGGGAAGGCCCGCACCACCAACGTGAACAAGGAGACGCAGAACGCGCTCCGTCGTCGTCTTGAGAGAGGCGACATTTCCATGTCCGAGTTCGCTGCTCTCGCAGCGTAATTCACCGACCAAGGCCCCCAGGTGGGGCTGTCAACACGCCCAGGAGGCAAACACCAATGTCTGACACCCAGACGACCACCGAGAACCCGAGCACGCCAGACAACGGCCAGGAGCCGAAGGTCGAGTCATTCAGCCGGGATTACGTCGAAGGTCTCCGTCAGGAGGCTGCGAAGTACCGGAACGAGAAGAAGGACGCCGTCGAGGCAGCCAAGACCGAGACCCGAGCCGAAGTGGTTCGCGAGTACGAGGCACAGCTCGCTGAGAAGGACACGGCGTTCACCGAACTGAAGAACCAGTTCGAGACCGCATCGCTGGAGCTGCTGAAGCTGAAAGCGGTTGTGGAAGCGAAGATTCCGGTCGAAGACATCCTCGATGTCGTGACCCTGGTCCAGGGCAGCGACGAGGAAACCATCTCGGAGAGTGTCAATCGGGTCAAGACGCTGCTGAACAAGGCCCCCGCGAGCGAATCGCCGGTCGACCACACCCAAGGTGCTGGCGGCACGGTCCCGCTCAACGGAGACCCGGTTCTGAAGATTCTCGAACAGGCCGTGCGCGCCAAGCCGCGCCGTCGCCTCTGAGAGACAACCCCACCCAACGAAGGAGATAACGAATCATGGCAGGTGCAACTGTCCCGGCCGATCAGGTCGCACTGACTGGCGACTTCTCGGCCTTCCTGAAGCCCGAACAGGCGCAGGACTACTTCAAGGAGATCGAGAAGACCTCCGTCGTTCAGCGGATCGCTCGGAAGATTCCGATGGGTCCGACCGGCATCGCCATCCCGCACTGGACCGGTGCGGTCACCGCGTCGTGGACCGGTGAGGCCGAGCGTAAGCCCCTGACCAAGGGCAGCTTCGGGCAGAAGGAACTGAAGCCGGTGAAGATCACCACGATCTTCGCTGAGTCGGCTGAAGTCGTGCGTCTCAACCCGCTGGGCTACCTGGAGACCATGCGGACCAAGATCGCGGAGGCCATCGCGCTGAAGTTCGACCTGGCCGCGATCCACGGCATCAGCGCCCCGAGCGAGTTCGAGGGCTACCTGACCGAGACCACCAACGAGGTCTCGCTCGTCGACACCGACGCCAGCACCGCTGGCTCTCAGGGCAACGCCTACCTGGCGGTCAACAACGCCCTGTCGCTTCTGGTCGACAACGGCAAGCGTTGGACCGGCACCCTGCTGGACAACGTGACCGAGCCCATCCTGAACACGGCGGTGGACGCTAACGGTCGTCCGCTGTTCGTGGAGAGCACCTACACCGAGCAGGTCGGTGCCATCCGCGAGGGCCGCATCCTCGGCCGTTCGACCTACGTCGCTGACAACGTCGTGAACGGCACCGCCGGCAACCGCGTCGTCGGCGTCCTGGGCGACTTTTCGCAGGTCGTCTGGGGCCAGATCGGCGGTCTGTCCTTCGACGTGACCGACCAGGCCACCCTGGACTTCGGTGAAGAGTCGGGCGGCGTGTGGGTGCCCAAGCTCATCTCGCTGTGGCAGCACAACATGGTCGCTGTCCGTTGCGAGGCCGAGTTCGCGTTCATGGTCAACGACAAGGACGCCTTCGTCAAGCTGACCGACAAGGTCGCCGGGGCCTGATCCCGACTTGACATCGCACACTGGGACGCCGGGGCTTAACGGCCCCGGCTCCCTGTGAGCCAAACCGAAAGGACCACATGAGGATTCGACACAAGGTCAACGGTGGTCTTGCTGTGGTGGACGACGAGTACGGCGAACGTCTCGTCGCCGGAAACATCTGGGAGCGCGCTGACGCTCCGAAGCCGGTCGCCGCGCCGAAGCGGCGTGCCCGTAGGTCGGCTGTGAAGTCCGAAGAGGTCAACGACAACGGAGAGTGAGGTAAGGCATGGCGATTGCGACTGCACAGGACGTAGAGAATCGCTGGGTCCGAGAACTCTCTGAGGAAGAGACCACGCTCGTCAACACGCGGCTGGCTGACGCCGAGCGGATGATTCGTCGCCGGATCAAGGACCTGGACGACAAGATCGCTGCTGGCGACATCGACGCCGAGGACGTGAAACAGGTTGAGGCCGATATGGTCCTGCGGCTGCTCCGTAACCCGGAGGGCTTCACGCAGGAGACGGACGGCAACTACACGTACATGCTGCATCAGCAGCTCGCCTCGGGGAAGCTCGAAATCACTGACGACGAGTGGGAGGCGCTGGGCATCCGCAGGCGCGGCATGTTCGTGCTGTACCCGCAGATCGTGAGGCCGACGTGACGTATCCGCAGTACGGCCCTGACAACGTCGATGTCACGCAGTGCCACGACAACGACGAGAGTCCCGAGCACTTCTGTATCCACGATTGGCGCATCCATTGGGGCAACGTCGACCGGAGGCAGTTCCGATGAGCCTCCTCGACCGTTGCGATCAGGACGTGATCGTCTACCCGCAGGAAGTCACGACGGACGCGGACGGTAACACGAGAACCCGTCCCGCCGCCACGGGATTCCCGGCCAAGGCAAGGATTCAGGTCCTCGGCCAGTCCGGTACTTCGTCCCGACGCCAGGAGCAAGACAACGAGGGTTTCGAGTCGGAGCGGGTCTACCAGATTCACTTCACCCGGAAGTTCGACCGCGAGCACGGTCCACTCGGGATGCAGTCGCAGATCGAATGGAAGGGCGTTCGGTGGGCTCTCTTCGGAGAACCGGCCTACTACACCGGCTCCCGTCGTACCGAGCACATCGGCTACACGATGAAGAGGTACTGATGGCGAAGCTGGTCCGAAAGTCCGTCTTACATCACATTGTTTCCCATCTCGACGGCGTGAAGGCTGCTGTCCGGGACGCCACCGACGAGGGCCACGACAAGTCGCAGGCCCGGTTGGAGGCAGCTCGGGCGTCGACCCAGTGGCACAAGATATACGGCCCTGACCACCTGACCCAGGTGACTAAGTCCTACGGCGACGTGGACGGCTTCATCAACCTCGAAGCGCCCAACGCGATGGCAATCGAGTTCGGCCACCAGCCTTCTGGCGTGTTCGAGGGCACGGACACGAAAGCGCCTGAGGGCCTTTACATCATCACGAAGGGCTCCGGAGCCGTGTCCTAAGGAAGGAGGGTTCATGGCAGAGATGCCCCGCATCCAGGCCGTGGTCATCCCCCTCCTGAGGGATGCCCTAGTGCCCGAGAAAGCCGCCAAGGTTGGATCGTGGGTGGAGAACATCGACTTCCGCGAGTTCCCACTGATCAACGTCCGGCGAATCGGCGGTACTCGGCACGAAACCCGGCCGACCCAATTGTCAAAGCCGGTCATCGAATTGACCGCCTATCACCAGGCTGGGCTCATCGAGTGTGAAGAGCTGTACGAGGACGCCCTCGAAGTGCTCTACAACGCGGTGAAGAACCAGACGCAAACCGAGGCAGGCTACCTCCACTCCATCAAGGAGACGATGGGAGCCACCCAGTTCAGCTCACCGTTTATGGACTCCTGGAGGGTCCAAGGGCTGATCGCACTTGGCCTCAGACCCCCACGCAAGTAAGGAGATACACCACATGGCACTCAACGACAATGCGGTGTTGACCGCTGCAGTCGGCTACGTGTACACCGCCCCGGTGGGCACCGCTGCGCCGGCCGCTGCGGAACTCGACACCCTCGACCTGGACGACACGGCGCTCTGGACGCCTACGGGCTGGGACAGCGTCGGCCACACCAGCCGAGGCGACATGCCCGAGTTCGGCTTCGACGGTGGCGACACCGAAGTCCGGGGCACCTGGCAGAAGAAGAAGCTGCGCGAGGTGACGACCGAAGACCCGGTCGACTACCTGCTCATCTACCTGCACCAGTTCGATGAAGACGCGCTGGCGCTCTACTACGGCCCGAACGCCTCCAGCACCGCTGGTGAGTTCGCGGTCTCGGGTAGCGCCGATCCCACGGAGAAGGCGTTCTTCGTTGTGATCGAGGACGGCGATGTCCGTATCGGCTTCCACGCCGCCAAGGCGTCGGTGCGCCGGGACGACGCGATCCAGCTCCCGGTGGATGAGTTCGCCTCGCTGCCAGTGCGTGCGACGTTCCTGAACCACAACAGCGAGCCGCTGTTCAAGTGGATCAACGAGGACCTGTTCCCGAACGCCGCTTGATCCAAACTTGACATCGCACACGCGATGTCGCAGTGACCGAGGGGGAGGGGTTTCCTTGGCGGGCCTTCCCCTCCCCCTCATACTCCTGGCCCGCCTCATCAACATCTACGAAAGGTCCGCTATGTCAAAGATTTTCACCCTCGACTCGTTCCGCGAAGAGGTCGAGAAGGAGTTCGCTCCGGTCAAGATCGAGGTCGACGCCGACAACAGCGTCGTGCTCCGCAACCTGCTGCGTATCCCGAAGGGCGCACGCGAGGAGATTTTCGGTCTGCTCGAACGCATGGACAAGATGTCCGAGGGCAAGTCGGAAGACGAGATGACCGTCGAGGAGCTTGAGGCCACTGCTGGCATCGCCCTCCGGATGATCGAACTCGTCGCCGACACCCCGGCCGGGGGCCGGATTCTGGTCGAGTCGCTGGAGGACGATCTGGCGTTGACCCTCAAGGTGTTCGAGGCATGGATGGAGGCCACGAATCCGGGGGAAGCGCCGCGCTCGCACGACTGATTGACGACTACGGCGATGCCGTCGCCGCTGACCTGATGGAGACATACGGTGTGGACCTCCGGGACCTCTTCGTCCCGGAGTCCCGCCTGACTCCGAAGTGGGTCCTCGTCCTGATCAAGGAGCTGCCGGTGGGCTCCCGCTTCTACTCAGAGAAGCGTGGTGGCCCCCAGTTCCGTGGTTGGGATGAGTCGAGGTACACCCTCGCGGCAATCGTCAACGCGGTGCGGGCTCTTCAGCACACGTACCTGGCGGCGCACATGAAGTCGACGCCAAAGCCCCCCGAGCCGTATCCGACTCCTGATCGGAACACCAGGAAGAAGAACAACAACAAGCCCAACTCGTTCGCGTCCATTGCGGCGCAGATGATCGCGGCGAAGCGAGCGAAGAAAGCAAGGAAGGCGGCACAGGAGTAAATGGCAGGAGGCGGCGCAGGCGGTACCGAAGTCGGTCGGATTTCGATCCGAGTCGTCCCCAATCTGGACAACTTCTACCGCGAACTGAAGACCAAGCTCGAAGCGATTGAGAAGCAGCTTCGAGGCAACGTCCCAATCGACATCGACCTGAATGCCAAGGGCACTCGGGCCAAGATGGCGGCTCTCATGGCCGGTCTCAAGGCCCAGGCAGCCCAGGGCGTGGATGTCCCCGTCGATGTCAACAACAAGGGCCTCGGGGCTGCATGGCGCGAGTTCCGCGCCGGTCTGGCCGACTTCGGTCGGCTGGGCAAGCAAGCGGCCCAGGGTGTCAAGTCATACCGCGACGAAGTCAACCGGCTGACGCTGGAACAGCAGCGCCAGCGCCCTCTCCTGAACCACACGTATGCGTGGTGGCGCTCGAACAACATCATGGCCCGTCGAGGGGCCACGATCCTTCGGGACTTCACCGACGCACTCCGGACCCAGCAGCAGTGGCTGCGCCAGCAGGACCGCACCCTGACGGCCAACCAGGCCCGATGGAAGTCCTGGGCGATGGCGATCCGGGACGCGAACGTGAACGCCACCAACGGCTTCCGGCGCTTCCGGGCCTCCCTGCAGGCGCTGCGAGGCGGCGGTGGTGGTGATGACGGAGACGGGTTCTCTCGCATCTTCGGCTCGCTCGGCCGGTTCGGTAATGAGGCCGAGAAGGCTGGCAGCCAGGTCGAGCACGTCGGCAAGAAGTTCCTTGGCCTGACCCGGATGGGCTGGCTGGTCACAGGCGTGTTCCTGGCGGCTGCCCCGGCCATCGCCCTGGTGTCTGGCCTCCTGGCCGGTCTGCCTTCACTGATCGGTGCGTTCGGTGCCGGTATCGGCGCTGTGGCGCTGGGCATGGACGGGATCAAGGCAGCAGCCGAGGTCCTGATGCCCGCCTTCGAGCAGATGAAGACGGCGGTCTCCAGCACCTTCCAGCAGGCTCTGGTCCCCCAGTTCCAGCAACTGCTGGGGCTCATGCCGATGATCCAGACCGGGATGCAGGGTGTGGCCCAAGGCATGTCGAGCATGTTCCAGGGGGTCACCGACGCGCTGTCGAAGGGCGCAGGCCCCGCTCAGATCGAGAACCTGCTGGCGAACACGAAGACGTTCTTCGAGCAGTTGCAGCCTGCAGCCAACCAGTTCACCCAGTCGTTCCTGACGCTGGCTAGCTCGGGCTCCGACGCATTCGGCTACCTGTCCGGGTCGCTGAACACGTTCTCGACTCAGTTCAACGACATGGTGAACCGGGTCTCGCAGAACGGCGTCATGGACGGCGCGATGAAGGGTCTCTCGCAGACCCTCGACGGTGTCACCAACCTGTTCACCCGACTCATGGAGTCGGGCCTGCAGGCGATGAGCCAGCTCGGTGGACCGATGAACACCTTCCTCACGGGGATCGGTGATCTGGCGGTCGCACTGATGCCCGCGCTGACCTCGCTGTCGGGTCTGTTCGGCAACGTGGCTGGGACTCTCGGTACGGCTCTCGCACCGATTGTCACGGCGCTGACGCCGGCATTCACGACGCTCGCGGACACGCTGGGCTCGCTGCTGGTGCCCAACATCCAGACGCTCGGGAACATCCTGACGCCCGTCGCGACGATGATCGGCACGACGCTGACCACGGCGCTGCAGCAGATTCAGCCGATGATCCCCGGCCTGGTGGAGTCATTCGCTCAGCTCGGCTCGACGCTGGTTTCCCAACTGGCACCGCATATCCCGGCTCTCGCCACGGCGATGGGCCAGATGGCTGGAGCGGTGATCAAGCTCGCTCCGATGCTGATCAGTCAGTTGGTCCCGGCGTTCATCGACCTGATCCCGTCGATCACGCAGCTACTGCCTCACGTCGTGTCGCTGGCTGAGTCGTTCGCCCGGATGATGCCGACCATCGTCCCGCTGGTGTCGATCATCTTCAGCCTGATCGCCGCCTTCGCACAGGCGGCTGCAACCATCGGTGGCGTTGTCCTGGGGGCGATCTCGTCCCTGATCGGGGTTATCTCCGAGGTCGTCGCGAAGATCAGCGAATGGGTGTCTAGCTTCGCGCAGGGCGTGTCGGACATCGCTGCCAAGGCAGCTGAGCTACCCGGCATGGTTAAGTCCGCTCTGGGCGATCTGGGCTCGTTCCTGGTGTCGTCCGGTAAGGCTCTGGTGCAGGGCTTCATCAACGGCATCAAGTCGATGGTGGGTGCTGTGGCTGACGCCGCACGAAGCGTCGTGCAGGCGGCGCGAGACTTCTTCCCGTTCTCCCCGGCGAAGAAGGGTCCGTTCTCGGGCTCTGGCTGGGTGGACGCCTCGGGTCAGTCTGTGGGCGAAGCGTTCGCAGACGGCCTGGCCGGGACGCAGGGCAAGATTGTCGAGACCGCTCGGGCCATCATGCAGGCCGCGAAGGACGTGTTCGGTGACGCTGCCAACATCGCCTTCAACTTCAACTTCGGCCAGATGCAGAGCCAGATGGCGTCCGTCGCGTCGAGCGCGGGTGATCTGCAGCGCAGCATGTCCCGCACCGTGTCCCAGTCGACTGGGTCCGGGAAGATTGACGACGAGACTCGCCAGATGCTCGACCAGATCAGCATCCGCAAGGACGAGCTGGAGCTGGAACGGCAGAGGCTGCAGGCCGAGAAGAATGCCCTCGACACCAAGGACAAGGCCGGTAGGGCTGCGCTCCAGCAGCGCATCGACGAGCTGAACATCCAGAAGGATCAGCTCGAACTGCAGCGTGAGCAGTTGTCGTACCAGAGCAAGTACACCGACTCGGTGGCCCAGACGGGCGCTCAGTACGACGAGATGTTCAACAAGCTGACCAGGATGCCCTACGACTTCGCCACGGCGAATGCCAACCAGTTCCTCTCGGACATCGGCATTTCCGGCGATGGGGCTCTGTCCCAGGCGCTCAAGGAGGGCCTGAAGTTCGGCGAGCAGTTCATCTTCAACGTCGGCTCGATGGACGAGGCCGTGCAGGGCCAGCAGACCATCCAGAACAAGAAGTCGTTGCAATTCGATAGGAGGTAACCCGTGGACACCCTCGTAGAACTGGAGGGGGTCAACGGCGAATGGTTCACCCTGGCCGGTCCCGGAGAAGGGGACCGGGGGGTGTACCTGGGTACTGACGTGAAGGGTCTCTACGACCCGCCCGTCAAGGTGGTGTACGAGGAGCCGGGCAACTACCCCGGCTCCCGCTACCTCAACCACCGGATTCTGAAGCGTGACATCGTGTTTGGCGTCGAGATTCCCAACGACGCTGCCATCGGTCCTAATTCGTGGCTGTCTCGGGAATCGGAGTGGCGCAAGGCGTGGGCGTTCGACCGCGACTGCAAGCTCTACATCACGACCCCGGAATCCGGTACCAGGTACCTGAAGCTCCGTCTCGCGGAGTCGCCCGAGGTCTCATGGTTCACCGATCCACGCGGTAACAAGATCAACCGCACGGTCATGGTGTGTGTTGCTGGTGACCCGTTCTGGTACCAGGACGATGTCGTGTACACCGCTGTGACGCAGGAAGATACGACGTTCGACCCGAACCCGCTGCCGTGGCCTTGGCCGAAGGAGGAGCTGCCCACCGAGACCCTGACCATCACGGTCGACCCGTCTGACGGCAAGGGCGGTCTGAATCCGACCGACCAGCCGATCTGGCTGAAGTGGATTCTGCCTGGCTCCACCGAGGAGCCGGCCGAGCCGTACATCCCCGGTATCCCCTGGCTGGGTGCCCCGAACTCCCCTGCCGTCATCTGGACGGTCCCGGACTACTCGTTCACCGAGGCAGATCAGGCCAACCGGCGCATCCGGATGCCCGGTCTGATCGGTGGCCTGCGGACGTGCGAGGTCCAACAGATCAGCCTGATCGGTAACCCCACAGGCGGCTCGTTCGTGCTTGAGTTCAAGGGAGACTTGACATCGCCCATAGCGCGTAACGCGACGGCGGCAACGGTCAAGGCGCGTCTGGAGGCCCTGCCGAGCATCGGCTCGGGCAACCTGACCGTGGCCGGTGGTCCGACGCTGCTGAGCCCGCACCAGCCGTGGCGCGTGTCGTTCACTGGCCCGGACTTCGCGGGTGAACCGCAGCCGATGATCACCGTCGACAGCCACACGCTGACCGACAGCGACGGCGATTCCAACACGGTCCCGAACGTGCGGGTCGACCGCACGACCGAGGGCTACACGGCCCCGGCCGAGAACGCCGTGGTGGACACGGACCCGCGTGTTGAGCAGGTCTCGTCGGAGAACGGCAGCCAGCTCTGGGCACGCATGAACGGCGTCCGGTTCCACAACCCGGTGCCGCCCTACACGAAGTCGAAGACATTCGAGATCACTGTGAGCGGAGCGGTTCCGGGGCAGATGGTCGTGCTCCGCATTCCACGGGCATGGACTAGGCCCTGGGGGCTCGAATGAGCAACCACGCCACCATCTCCACCCTGGAGGACGCTAACCGCGTCTGGAACACCGTCATGGCCCGCAGGGCATGGCGTGAGGCAGAGCGGCTGAAGCCGCCTCTGATCCGGCTCTGGGACGGCGACATGACCCTCCGGGGTGTCGTCGCCGGGGAGCGTGGCGGCGACTTCGAGTTCATCGAGAACGACACGGGCACAGCGTCGATCCAGCTTTCCCTGGATCACCACATGGCGAAGTGGGTGATGAACTTCAAGGGCCGCGCCAAGCGGAACGTCATCATCACCATCGACAAGCAGGGTGCTCGGTGGTCGGGCTTCATGGACCACTACCGGGTGGTGCGTGAGGAGAACGGGGACTGCTACCTCGATGTCGTGTTCAAGCACGACTACGAGCACGCCAAGCACATCCTCGTCTGGTGCAACCCCTTCCTGAGGCCCGAGCTGCAGTTCCCCAAGCTGTGGATCATCTTCGGCCCTGCGAAGTGGTGCCTGCTGCTCACGCTGTTCGTGAACATCCTGCGACTCGAAACGTCGCTGTGGACGCTCCCGGATAACCCGCTCGATCCGTCCGAATGGATGCCGCTGAGCTTCAACATCAGCAACTGGAGGAACATCGTCAAGCCGTTCCCGCTCATCGGGGACAACTCCAACCTGACGATTGTCTTCTCCCGCTTCCAGTCGTTCCACGACGTGGCGAAGAAGACGCTGGAGGACGCTCAGCTCACCATCGTTTGCCGGCGCTACCTCAAGGGCGAAGACCCGCACCCGTTCGAGAACCTTCGCGGCGAGCTGAACATCGGCCCGCTCGAAGACCTGTTGTCGCTCATCCCGATTCGGCATGGCTGCCTGGTCTGGGACATCATCGACAACTCGGGCTGGGGCACGGAGACCGCCTTCGGCGGCTCCTGGCTGACGGGCTTCATCCGGGCGGTGGTCAACATCGCCTCGGACGGCATGACCGAGGGCGTGGACGTGTTCACGGGGGACCCGACGTTCCCCGGCGAGTACTACACGCCGTGGTTCCTGGGGACCTCCCCACAGGCCCCCTGGATCGTGTTCGAGGAAGGCCCCTACACCGGTATCAAGTCCTCGGAGTTCAAGTACTACGAGGCCACTGACACGTCCTTCGTGGCTGGCGGTGAGTCGATGCCCGGTGTGAACGAGGCGATCTCGGCTGCCGTGAACATGGGTGGCGACTTCTTGACATCGCTCATCAACAGCGCCCTGGCGAGCCTCGGTGCGGTGGGTGGTGCCATCGACCTGCCGCCGTTGGGCGGCATGATGGACGCAGTCGCGAAGCCGTTGTACGAGAACGTGTTCCTGGCCTTCCAGGAGTACCCGACGCTCCGGGCGGTCGGCACACCGCTGCCGATCCCACTGCTGGAGTCCAGCGAGACGGGCCTGGGTGACTTCCACTACTACGAGGGCTGGGTCGAGAACGCCACCAAGGCGTTCACGCTGTCGGCGTTCCTGGCGACCAGGGCCAAAATCTGGGAGACCAGGGCGCACACGGCCCACACCATCAAGGTGTCGGACGCGGCTCCGTACTACATCGGTGAACCCGGCTACGGCCACTTCTGGCTCGGATCGCGGGTCGGGACAACGGTTCTCGGCTTCCCCATCCCGGACACCGTGTTCGTGGAGCGGGTCTCGAAGATCAGCTACAAGTGGGGCAAGGACGGCCCGAAGGGCTGGGAGCTGGAGATCGGCTACCGCGAACCTCAGGACCCCGTCCTGAAGCTGTTCGAGCTGATCCAGCGGTTCAACGGCGCGATGGGCCAGCTAGGGATTCTGTAACTACGACGGGACGGCGCACCTCTTCGGGGGTGCGCCTCCCACTGAAAGGCACGCCAATGATCAAGCCACAGGAGGAGGTCGACTGGAAGAAGCCCGAGGAGCACTTCGCCTGGGCTCTCCGGAACATGCCGACCTTCGCAGGAATCGGCGCGGTGACACACCCTGGGTTCCTCCAGACATGGTCAAAGCACCTGTGGGACTGCGGGTTCGCACACCGCGACTACCTTGAGTCGCTGGCCGACGAAGACGGCAACATTCACGTCAGCAAGCTGCCGAAGCAACGCATCCGGTGGCAGGCACCGTTCCGTGGTGCCCGAAGCAACTACAACAACGCAGCGCGTTGGGTGTCGATGGATACCCCGGCTCCGAAGCCGATGAAGCTCCCCGACGTTCGGCAACTGACCCAGCAGGAGAACGAGTTCATGCTGCGGCAGTACCGGGAGCTGGGTCTGATCAACGACTACATCCCACAGCGTGATAGCGCACAAGAATTGAACTGAGGCAAGGGAAATGGCAGCTTTGGATGACACCCAGCCGCTCGACCTGAGCGAGCTGTTCGATGAAGACGACGAACTCGGTCTGAACGATCTGATCGGCGTTTCGGACGAAGAGGTTGAGGCCGCACGGAAGAAGGTCCCCGAGCCCGCGCTGGTGCGCGGCGGGATCATGGCCGTCGTCGGCCTGATCGCCTTCGTGCTTGGCAAGCAGATCGACACCGCATGGGTCGAACCGCTGATGGACGTGTACGTCGTCGGCGCTCCCCTGGCGCTCGCCTGGTGGATTCGCCGGAACGTCACACCCGTTGGAAAGCACGCAAAGTGACTCCGGGCTTCGATCCCACCGACTGGGTCGACTTGGTCGCCTACGCGATCCTGACGGTCCCCGCAACCATCGGTGCGGTCGCAGCATGGCGCAGTCACCAGAAGGTGAAGCAGACGCACTACGAGATCACCAACGATCACGACTCCAACATCCGGCATGACATTGACGACCTCGCCAAAGCAGTCCGCGACGGGTTCATCGACATCCGAAGGGACATCGGTGGCCTGCGCGAGGAACTGAGGACCGAGCGACTCGAACGGATCGAAGGAGACAAGCTCCGGGTCATCAACTGCCAGTAAGGAGGTAGTGGATGGATACACCGAATCCTAATCCGAACAACGGTCCTGGTACCGAGCTTGAGAAGTGGCTCGGCACAGGCGCATTCGAGCTAGGCGGTGGCGACTACAACTACGGCCAGGACTTCACCGAAGCAGCTGTGCGGCAGATGTTCGAGCTGCCGGCCATCACGCTACTGAACGCCGTCGACCTGCTCGAAGAGCAGCTCCTGAAGATGCCCATTGAGGCCCTCCGGGTGTTCGCACCGCTGATCCCGGATGCCGTCGAGGACGACTTCGTGGATGTCGTCACGGCGGTCACCAAGATCATCGACACCCTGACCGATGGGCCTGCGGCCCTCCTGCGGGGCGAGTTCGATGAGTGGCTGGAGAGCACCTTCGGCAACCTCGCTACCGAGGTCCAGCAGATTCTGGAGATTCTGGCCGGGTTCGTCGTGACCCCGATCAACGCCACGGTCCAGGCCGTCAAGGACTGGTGGAACTTGATCACCGGTCGGACGCAGCACCTGAACTCGTCCGGTCAGCTCGACGCATCCAAGCTGACGAATCTCGTGGACATGCCAGAGATTCCGAATGGCCTGGACAAGATGCCCGACCTCCAGAACCTGGTCGACGCCGCCACGAACGCACTGTCGGGCGCGTCCCAGGTCGGTGAGGAGATCATCGGTGCGGGTCTCGACATCGCGAAGAACACGATGGAGAACCTCTTCTCCATGCTGTCGAAGGTCACCCGCGACGTGCAGGCGCTGCAGTCGGAGCAGGAGGCCAGCCAGGTCGGTGGTCGACGGTTCAACGTCGACTTCTCCCAGTACCCGAACGGCCCATTCCCCTCTGGGCTGTTCAACATCACCTACTCCGGGCCTGGGACCAGCACCCTGGCTGTCAGCAACGGCAAGGCGGTCTGGAACACGGTCAACAACGGCTACCGCCGTGCGACCCTGATCTACCCCGAGCCGACACTGACCCCGTTCCAGGTCGTGCGTGGCACGCTGTCGTCTCCCCCGGAGCAAGGCACGAACGTCCGAATCTGGTCGATTGCTCGCGCCAACGAGACGGGCACCGACTTCGTGTTCGCACGCGGGTACTGCAACGGCTTCCTGAGCTACCGAGGCGACATCGGCTGCTACAAGGACGGTGTCGAGTACGTCTGGGCGTCCAACGTCGCACTGACGTGGTCTCTGGACATGAAGATCGTCTGCGGCGTCGGTAACGATCCGCGCCACCACATCGTCCTGTCTGGCGACAAGATCGTCATCGACCTCTACGAGCCAGCCGACAAGCAGTCTCGGGTGGACGAGAACCACTGCTACTGGGGCTCTATCGCGGAGACGGACGGCGTCAGGGTCCCTGGCAACGTGGCCGGTGCGTCGGTGGTCGACAACGCTCCCCCGGCCGTCGTCGGTACGACGCTGCGGGTCTCGAAGCGATCAGGGGGCGATGTCACCATCGCCAGTGGTGGCTCGAAGGTCCCGAACAACTTCTACGAGACCATCGACTACCAGTCGCCTGACCTGATCTATGAGCCCAGCAAGAACTGCCGGGTGACTGCGACGAAGGCAGGCACCTATCTGGTCGAGTACCGGGCGTACCACGGCGCGTTCGCCACCAACACTGGCGGGCACGCGCAGATTTACCGCAACGGCAACGTGTACGCCAAGGGCTCCTGGGGCTCATGCCCGTTCAACGTCGGCTTCGGCGTCATGTCCGATCCGACCGACGCAACGCATGGCTCGTTCCTGGTGCCACTGAACCCCGGCGACTACATCGAACCGGGCTTCTGGTTCTCGGCGAACATGACCAACACGGGTGACGCCGGCCTGATGGCCGGTGGCGCACAGTCCTACATGTCCGTAGCCCGACTGGGCACCAACTAACACAAAAGACCCCCCTCCCGAGGAATGTCCTTGGGAGGGGGGCTTTTTTGCGTTCTACGGGAGGTCGACCTGACCCTTGTCGTCGTAGTACATGCACATCGGATCGTTGGCCTCACCGGTCCTACGGTCCTGTGCTACGACCTGGCCGTCGACCGTGATCTTGCACCAGGCTTCGCTGTCGCGGCCCTCCGAGGTGTTGGCCCAGGTGTACAGACCCTTCGGCGGCTGCGGCACGTCCTCGCCGTGCAACTCGATCCGGGTGACGCCAGGCGGGTACTCGATGCCGTTCTCGAAGTTGTCGTCGTAGGTCGCGTAGCTGTAGTTGCCACCGATCTCGAAGACCACGGTTCCCCGCTTCGCCTCTTCCTTGGCGGCTGGAGCGGTTGGAGCTGCCGAGGGAGCTTCCTGGCTGCACCCGGCCAGCAGGACCGCTGCTGCCGTCAGAGTGAGAGCGAGTTTGTGCATTGTTCTCCTTTCTTCAGGACCTGGACTTGAGCGCCAGTTCCGACATCCTCTTCGCGATCTCGACATCGCGGGCCTCAGAGGCCATCTGATACTTCATCGCCATGCGTGGCGTGGTGTGTCCGAGACGGACCATCAGCTCCTTGGTGGTGGCCCCGGACTGGGCCGCGTAGGTCGCGCCCACGGCGCGCAGATCGTGGACCCTGAGGTCCGTTCGCCCGATCTTGCGGTAGCCCTTCTTCAGCGACCGGGTGAACGCAGACTTCGACAGCCGCTGGCCTTGGGTCGTGGTGACCAGCAGGGCCTCAGGCCCCTTGTTCATCTTCGTGCGGTCAGCCATGTGCTCGCGGACCATCTGTGCGACGTGCGGCGGCACGGTCACCGGCCGCTTCGACCGGACGGTCTTGGTGTCGCCCACGACGATCTTCTGGCCGACGCGGGCCGCGCCCCGGCGCACCCGGAACAGCATCGTATTCCCGTCGTCCATGATGTCCTTGCGGCGTAGCTCGATCAGCTCCCCGAACCGCAGGCTCGTCCAGGCGAGGATGTAGACCGCGACCCGGTAGTGCTCATGGACCTCGGCGGCGACGATCTCCAGCTCCTCCGGAGTGAGGGCCTCAACGTCGCGCTCGTTCGGGGCCTTCTGCTCGATCCGGCACGGGTTCTCGGAGAGCATCTTGTCCTCGACGGCGGTGTTCATCACCGCCCGCAGGACGTTGTAGGCGTGCCTGCGGGCTGTCGGGTACTGCTTGCCCATCCCGGCCCACCACGTCCGGACGAGGGCCGGCGTCAGCTCGGACACCGGCACGTCGCCCAGCACCGGGTAGATGCGCTTGCGGGCGTGGGTCTTGTACAGCTCGCGGGTGCCCTCCGCGAGGTCCCTCTCTTCGAGCCACTTCCGCGTGTACTCCTCGACCGTGATGGATGAGGCTGCCTTCTTCTTGATCCGCTCTTCGGGCGGCGTCCAGGTCTCCATCTCGATGAGACGGCGCTCGTTGTTGAGCCAGGCTTCGGCGTCCATCCGGTTGTCGTAGGTCTGCGGCGCGTAGTAGCGCACGCCGTCCTGCGGGTGGACGTATGAGGCTTGGATTCGCCCGCTGCGTTGCGTCTTCAGCGATCCCCAGGAACGTCGTGATGGTGCCAACTAGGTCCCCTTTCTCCCGACAGAGAGGGTACCGATTTGCAACTCTATTGCAACTCCCGAGACTCAACACGCTGCCGCGACCTGCAATTTCTTTCAACTTCAGCGTTGCAGTAGGGAGGGGGTAAAAATCTAGTCTGACCTGCTGGAACAGCTCCAGACGACACCCTTTCTTCCAAACTAGCTACGCGGGTTCGATTCCCGTCGCCCGCTCCGCAGGTCAGGAGGTGTTTTCGCCTCCTGGCCTTCTTTTTTGCAGAGGGTCTGCAACTCTTCTGCAACTCCCCTGACCTGGGCATATGCGCTTGCATCGAGGGGCACGGCTCAGTAACTTCCCCTATGAAGTTGTAAGTGAAAAGCCCCTGACCTGCGCCAACAGATCAGGGGCAGCACACCAGATGGGAGCTGGTGCAGTGACAATTGTCGCACGTCGGAGAGTTGCACTGGGAGTTGCAACGGCCGGAACCGTCGCAGTCGGAGGGCTCGCATTCGCCCTTTCGTTCACCGCCCTGAGAGACCTCTCAGCGTCCAACGGAGTCAGCCAGGCATGGATGGTCCCCCTCGTAGTCGACGGCGGCATCATCGTCGCGACGGCGGCGACCGTCGCCCTACGCCAGCACCAGTGGTACGCCTGGACCCTGCTGATCCTGTCCTCGATGGTGTCGGTGGCAGGCAACGTGGCCCACGCCCAGGCCCACGGTGCCATCGCGATGGTGATCGCGGCGATCCCGCCGCTGTGGCTCCTGGCGGCGACCCACCTGACGGTCATGCTCTCGCGTTCGGAGAAGGAGCCCGTTCCGGTGGCAGCGGAACCGCTGCATATCGCGAACGCCGCTTGACTGCGCCCGGTCGGGACACATAGCGATTCGTGCATATTTCGGGTACAAAAAAAGAGCCCCCCGAGCCGACCCGAAGGTCGACCCGAGGGGCGGGGTAGTTCATGCCCAGTTGCCGATGGGCCGCATCAGGGCCTCGACCGAATCGCGCTCGATGCGGATCAGTCGGGGGCCGAGACGGACGGCCTTCAGCTTGCCGTCAGCGATGTAGTTGCGGACGGTCCTGGTCGACACACCGAGGTGATCTGCGACCTGCTGGATGGATGCACGTTGGGGCAGCAATCAGTTCTCCTTGGGGTAGACGACGCGCTCGATCCCGGCGGCGTCGATCAGCTTCTGGCACCCAGGGCAGGGTGCTCGGGTGATGTAGAGGGTGGCTCCGATGAGGTCGTCCCGGTCGGCATAGAGCAGAGCGTTCGCCTCGGCATGAACCGATACGCACCGGGTGGGTCCGCTGTCATAATCAGACACACCAGGAACCGCCGCTGCCAGTCGGCGAGGGCAGGTATCACACCCTGGTCTTCCAGACGGCGCACCGTTGTATCCAGTGCCTCGTACTCGCCGGTCCTTGACGACGACTGCACCGACTTTGCTCCTCTCACAGTCGGATCGCGTGGCGACAGCCTTCGCGATGATCAGGAAGTACTCGTCCCAGTCAGGCCGGCTCACGCGGTGTCACCCTCACGTAGGACTCCCCGAAGATCAGGAAGTCGAGCTGGATGCCGTCCTCGTCGGTCTGCTCCCGGAGCGGACGGTGGACGCGGCAGTAGCCGGTCCCCCAGTAGTTGCATTCGGGGCAGTCCATCAGTCCCTCCGCACGGTCCCGGACCACAACAGGTTGAAGTCCGCATCCCACAGCGCGATCTTGGTGCCGTCAGGCAGGCCGTCGATGGACAGCCAACCGGGCTCTCCCCGGACCCCCATCGGCCCTTGAGGGCCGGGGGGACCAGGAGGACCCTGACGGACGGTGAAGGACGAGACCCACCACGCGAGCGCCGCGAGGACGACGAGCGTGACGAGCATCGTGATGGCCGCACCCGGCCAGCTCATGAACCAGTCAGCGTCCATTGGCTCCCTCAGTAGAAGATCGGGGTGTAGGTCCCACCACGGGTCATCGGCGGCACGAAGATGACGCCGTTCGGGTAGGTGTCCGAGTCCGACGAGCCGCCCGTGTCGTCACACGCGGTGACGCTCAGGACGGCTGCGATGACGAGCAGGATGGCGGCAACGGTCTTCACAGGTGTTCCTCTCTGGTGGGTTTCCTGAGTCCCATTGCGCGGGACCAGGTTCGCTTCGGTTTGGGCTTCGGCTTGGGCCGGTGGATCATCCGGAAGCTGACCTCACAGGTGGTCGAGCAACCGTCCATCTCGAAGTTGAACTGGGGCTCCCACAGGACGCCCCAGTCCTCACCGTGGAAGGTGGCCCAGAGCTGGCCGTCGTCGCGCTTCTCGACAACGAAGACCGGCTCAGCCACGCCCCAGTTCCCTACGCAGCTCGGCGTTTTCGAGTTCCAGCTCCGCGAGCCGGCACTCGCGGGAGTCCCGGTCGTAGTCGGCCCTGTCGGCTTCATCCAGGGCCATGTGCAGTCGCCGGGTCAGGTCCGGAACGCAGCCGTGGACGGCAGCGATGAAGTCGGCGTCTTCTTCTCGCTCGAATGAAGCGACGAACTTACGCCCATCGACGGCGTCGGGGTCCTTGCTGGCCTCCGCACTGACCGCCCAGATGTTGAACGTCCCTGGGCCAGCGGCATAGTGCTCGGTATCCTCTTCGACGGCCCAGAAGGTGTTCTCGGCCCCGGTGGTTTTCGCCCACTGCTGGTGCAGCAGGTCGAAGAAGTCACGATCTTCCATTCACGATCTCCTTCATCGCGGGTGTCAGTTCGTCGTGCGGCATCAGCGCCCGGATGACCTCGGGCAGCTTCTCCTGCGGCACCCGTGTGGTGATCCGCAGCAGCACCGAGTTGGTCATGAACGACCGCGAGTCGCTGTCGCTGACCTCGACGTAGTAGTCAGGGAACCAAGGGAAGTCGCCTTTCACAGGACGCCCTTCTCCTTGAGTGCCTGCTTCATCTGGTCGACCGTCGCGTCGAACAGGTACTCGCGATAGTCGGGGGCCTCGATGAAGTCGATGTACTCGATGAGCGCCTTCACGCTCGCAACCTCGTCGCCCACAACGACTCTGACTTCGATCTCCACTACTTCTCCCTCTCTTGCAGCTCGATCAGGTGCTCCAAGAGCTGATCGAGTTCTCGGTCCTTCTGATCGAGTTCGACCTCCAGCTCCCACTCCTTGCGGCGGTGGAAGTCGATGCCGACACGGAGGCGGTCAACCTCCGTGTTCAGCTCCTTGACGCGCTGTGCCAGCGTGTCGATGACGACGTTCGCCATGTCCTCTCCTTGTGCGATGTCTAGTACTCGGCCCCGTAAAGCGAGCCCCAGGAGCGACCACCAACCTCCGGGTCGGTGCCGATGAGCACCGGACCCATCTGTTCGGCCATCAGCTCCCCGATGCGCTTGGCTCCCCACTCGGCGTGGTCGGCCGGAACGGACGCCAGAATCTCGTCGTGGATCGGTAGCCGCAGATACGGCGTGAAACCGGCGTCGTGCAGCCGCAGGAGCGCCCGAGCGGTCACGTCCCGACTGGAGGACTGGATGAGGTAGTTCAGCGCGCTGTAGGCCCGCTGAGGGTCCACTGGCAGCCGCCGGCCTCCCAGTCCGTCGATGAACGGGGTCGTGATGTAGCCGTTCCGGATCGCTTCGCGCTGCAGCCGCTGGCTGAGCTTCTGGACCTCGGGGTAGGCCCTGTCGAAGCCGGATACCACCTGCTGGGCCTGAGCCATGTCCAGGCCGGTCTGCTCGGCCACGGTCTTGGCACCGCCGCCGTAGACCCGGCCGAAGTTCACCGTCTTGGCGTACTTGCGCTCTGGGCTGTCCTTGGTGATCTCCCGATCCGGCCACGCCGCCCGTGCGGTCTTCAGGTGCAAGTCCTCGTCGTTGAGGAACGCCTCGACCATCGCCTTGTCCCGAGACAGAGCGGCCAGCACGCGCAGCTCCTGCGCCTGGTAGTCGACGGAGGCCATCTTGTGGCCCTCGTCGGCCAGGAAGCAGCGCCGGATGATCCAGTCACCAGACGGCAGCGTCTGGGCCGGAATGCCGGTGATCGACATACGCGCCGTGCGGGCGCGCAGGGGGTTGATCGAGGCGTGGCAACGGTTCTGGGAGTCCCTGGTCTTCAGGAACGTGTCAACCCAGGTCTTGCGCCACTTCCCGGCCTTCTTCCCCTCGATCACTGCCTCAGCGAACTGAGAGACCTCGGGGCTGCCCTCCATGACCAACTTCGACAGCAGGTCGTCATTGACCTGTCGCTTGCCACTCGGCGTCCGACCGATGATCCGGACGCCCATCGACTCCAGAACGTCGGCCACCTGATCGGTCGAGTTGATCTTCTCGCAGCCGAAGTTCAGAGCGACCTCGTTGTAGTGGCTCTCCTTCACCTTCAGGTCCAGCGACAGTCCCTCGGTGTACTCGACATCGAGCAGGAAGCCCTGACGCTCCATGTACGAGCAGATTTCGGCGAGCCGGTGCTCGTTGTCGATCAGCTCGTCCCGGACCTTCACCAGCGGTGCCAGCTTCTGGATCAGCCGTGCGGCCAGGATCGGGTCCATGCCCGCGTAGAGGTTGTAGACGGGGTCGAACAGCTCGACCTTCTTCCAGATGGTGGCCTTCGTGACGCCCTTGCGGGCGGCAGCCAGATCAGCCATCAGGGTCTTTACCTTGTCGGCCACCTCGGAGTCGACGTAGTGCCGAACCGTCTCCTCCAGCGAGTGACCGATCCCGCCTTCGTCCTTGCCCCTGGGGTCGACCAGGTGGCTCAGGATGCGGGTGTCCTTCACCTTCGGCCACATGGTCTCCATCGGGACGCTGAGCGTCCGCTCGAAGACCTGGAGGTCGAACGATGCGTTGTGGAGCACGAAGCCGTTCACAGCCTTCAGGGCGTCGATGACGGCCCCTTCGTAGGCAGGACCCAGCTCTACCGGGACCACCCAGGCTTCATGCGGAGTGCCGAACTGGACAGTACGGCAACGGAAGTCGTCGCTGTAGATGTCCAGCCCGGTCGTCTCCGAGTCGAGTCCGAGGAAGCCCAGATGAGCCCGGATGAAGTCACGGAAGCCCTCCAGGTCGTCCTCGGTCTCCACTACGCGAATGACAACCTCGTCACCCGCGACCTCATGCCGGTGCTCGATCATGGATGCTCCTATCGGTGATAAACCCCCCGGACGATCCGGGAGATGGTTGATCGGTTCACGTCGAAGGACCACGCGATCTCGGCCTGCGAGATGCCGCTGCGGGCCATCTCGCGGATGTACTTGGCCTCTTCGGCGCTCAGCTTCTTGCGGTTCGGACGGCCGGCCCCCTTGGCGTGGAGTGACTCGGCCCGGAGCTTCTCGACCTCATGGCGCAGGTCTTCGTTCTCCGCGAGGATGTCCTCGATCTCGTCGAGGACCCTGAGAAGGGTTGGGGTCTCAGCCAATTGAGGTCCCCTCCTTCTCGTCGTTGGGGACGATCACGTAGTGGCTGACGTGCCGGAAGTTGAAGACGGTGTGGGCACCGTCGTCACCGAGCACGTACAGAGCGCCCTCGTCGGGCTGGAAGATGACCTCCCCCTGGCCGATGGCGATCAAGCCGTTCTCCAGGTGGACGCGGACAGTGCAGTTCTGCATGTGTTCCTCTCTGTCGGTTACAGGTAGAGCCCGTCGTTGCTGCCGATGGCCTCGCGGACTGCGTCCTTGGGCATGGCACCGAGGAGCTTCTGGAAGTACTCAGCGACCTCGTCCTCAGTCGGGATGTCGGTCTCACGGCTGCGGGTGTAGACCACCTCGTCGGCGCGGACGGTGACCGTCTCGCCCTCGGTGGTGGTGATGATGTGGAAGCCGTTGTCGAAGTTCACCGGCAGATAGGTGAGCGCGACGACGGTCTGACCATTCCGCAGGCCGAAGTACAGCAGACGGCCTTTCTTGTTCTCTTCCAAGGGATTTCCTCTCAGTAGCTGTAGGGGGTGTCGGGGATGTCCTGGTAGGTGTTGGGCGCGATCTCCCGGAGCTGGCGCAGCAGTTCGCCTGCCAGGTCACGGATTTCGGCATCCGCTGCCTCATGCCAGCGGGCCTTGATGACGTAGCGCCATGCCCGGTGGTTGCCGGTCACGACCATCGGTGAGTTGGTCATGTTCGGCAGGACCGCCCTGGCCGCTTCGCGGGCCTTCTTCCGGGGCAGACCGGCGTCCTTGTACAGCTCGACCAGGCGGTCGTAGGACTTGATCGACTCCTCGACGGCGTTCCGCATGTGCTGGAATGCCAGCCGCTGCTTGTCCCCGTCCAGCTCCTCGATGGCCGGTGGGATGTGGAAGCCCAGCGGGACCGGATCGACGTACCGCTGCGACACCACCGAGAACGACAGGTGCCGGTGGCGCTCCAGCTCGGTCAGGACCGACCGGCTGGCCTCGATGTAGAACGTGGCGCTGGCGTGCTCCAGGACGCTCTCATGGCCCACGTCGAGGATGTGGTTGAGGTAGTCCTCGTTCTGCTCCGTCATCGGGTTCGGCCGGTGGAAGGACCGGTAGCAGTTCCGGCCCGCGAACTCCGCGAGTTCGTCGGCGGCGTAGTCCCCGAAGTAGGGCTCGTCGTCGGGCTCGACGTAGCCGTGAGGCTCGTAGCCGATCTCCTGCAGAGCGTCCACGTCGATGTCCGTGGCTGCGATCAGCTTGACCTTCATGTGTTCCTCTCGTCAGGGGTGGAGGGAGGCCCCGAAGGGCCTCCCTCCGTGTGCGATGTCAAGGACGACCCATGTCAGAACCAGACGGGGTCCTCGTTGCTGCCACGCGGCGGCATCCACGCCTGCCAGGTGCCGTTGCCGTTCTTCTTCTTGCCGGACTTGTAGGTCCAGTCCGGACCCGGCGCGGGCGGGGCGTCGGCGGGCGGCTCCTGCGCCTGACGCGGCGCGTTCGAGCGGCGCTGACCGCCACCGTTGCCACCACCGTTACCGCCACCGTTGGACGGCTTCGGGCCGAGGCCGGCGAAGTGCTGGCCCGCGTTCTGGACGCGCTCGAACAGAGCGCCCAGGGTGGCCGCGTTGTCACCGGTCACCTGGTCGAGAGCGTCGTCCAGGTCGGTGGCGTGGATGACGATCCACGGAGCATCGAAGCCCGTGCCGCCCTTGAAGGTCAGCACCACCTTGCCCTCCTCCGAGGCGACGACGTTGGTCACCTTGGGCTCGGCCTTCTTAGGGGCTGCCTTCTTCGCCGGGGCCTTCTTCGGGGCTTCCGGCGGCGGGGCGTCGAACACCGACTCTTCCTGGGCCTCGACCTCGGGGGCCTCGGTCGCGACGGGAGCGTTGGCGAAGGGGTCCTGCATGTATTTCCTTTCCTCTTCTTGGTGGGTCATCGAATCGGGCACGCCCCGGAGGCGCACTCTTCATCGACTGAGTCGGCAACGGCCTGAGCGGTCGCTGCCTCGTATTCCTGCTTGGTGATCCGCTCGTAAGGTGCTTGCGGCATAGACGATTCGGGGAAGATCGTCGCGCCCTTCAAGAGCCCGCCGAATGTACGGAGCTGCTGTTGTACGTCAGCAGCGGTGTACGTCCCCGGATCGACGTTCGCCGTGAAGCTCACGGCGTTGTCAGCCCACAGCATCTGGTAGAGCGCCTGGAATGCGAGAAGCTGATTCAGCGTCAGGTCGGCAGCCGACTCGACAATCGACTCAGCATCGCGGCCGTACCGGTCCACGACCTCCTGGACGAGAGAGTCCTTGGTCGGGATCGTGACGACCCAGGTGTTCGCTGCGTACATGTCCCGCTCGACGTGGTAACCATCGGCGGCGTACTTCGAGCAGGTCAGGAACTGGTCATTGTCCAGCTCCGAGAACCGGATTCGGCGGTTGAAGTACTTGGCGAAGATCGGGTGGATACCCTCACTCACACCAGGCATCTTCGCGATGGTCCCCGTCGGGGCCACCGTCCTCTTCTTCACCGGCACCGGGATGCGAAGCTCATGGGCGAACTTCGCTGCGGCCTCATCGACCTCAGATGCCAGCTCCCGCAGGGTCTTCCGGAACTGCTTGTCCGTAGGAGCCTGCGAGTACTTCCGGCCGGTCATGGCGAGGAACGAGGCCACGCCCAGGTGCCCGACGCCGATGCGTCGGTTCCGGTCCAGCACCTCCCTGGACTTCGGGTCTGCCACGGGCGAGAACGTCGCCCGGATCAGGAACCGGGTCATCAGCCGGTGAGCCCGGATCAGGTCGATGTAGTCGACCTTCCCGTTGTCCTTGACGAACGCGGCCAGGTTGATGTGGCCCAGGTTGCAGGGCTCCCACGCTTCGAGCGTGATCTCCCCGCACGGGTTGGTGCAGATGACCTCGTTGGGCTCGCCCTTGTTCGACACCGACGAGTCCCAGAACCCAGGCTCGCCGTTGGCGACCATCCCCTCGGTCAGCTCACGGAGGATGCGGTTGTTCGGACCAGCCCAGCCTTCCTCCACGGCCACCCAGAACTCGTCATCGACCTCCAGCGAGATGTTGGTCGTCCAGTGGCTGCCGGTGTCCTGCTTGAGCCGAATGAACTCGTAGACCTGTGGGTCCTTCCAGTGCATCATCGACATCCGCGCTGACCGGCGCACACCACCAGCGACCACACACTGCGCGATGGCGTGGTCGATCTCCATCGCGTCCAGGCCGGTGATCCGACGACCCTTGGCCGTGCTCAACACGTTCGCGGTGTTGTCGAGCATGACCGCCAGCGGCAGGGGGCCTGAGGCCGTGCCACCGAAGGTCTTCAGCTTCGCCCCAGCGGGCCGCACCCGAGACACGTCGTAGACGCGGTTCTTGTGCAGCACGATGGTCGCGTAGAAGGTGTCGATCAGGTCGACCAGGGCAGCCGCCCAGCCCTCACGCGAGTCCTCGATGACGAAGGCACCAGCCCAGTCGGCGTCGTACTCGTCGGACAGGACGCCTGCGTCCTTCATCGACTGGTAGTCCGGATGGTCCGGGTCGCAGACGATGTGGACCTTCAGCGCGTGGTTGACCTCCGGGTAGTCGGCCAGGAACCGGTTGCTGTAGTTGGCACCGACACCGCCGCCCTCCATGAGGCGCATGAACGTGAACTCGAAGTGATCCGAGGGCTTCTCGGTCCACCCCGACACCCAGCAGTTGAACAGGTGCTGGGCGTTCTTCACGCCCGACGCCCACAGGTGACGGCCGGCCGGGATCATCTTGAACTCGGTGATGAGCCGGATCAGGTCGTCCCGCTCGCCGTCGAGCTGGTACCGCTCGTCGACCAGGGCGAGGTTGCCGTCCACTACCCGCTGGACCGTCTCAGGCCACGTCTCACGGCTGCCGTCAGGCTTGGTCCGTGAGTAGGTGCGGTTGTAGACCAGCTCGCCGCTCGGTCCCCACTTGACTTCCTCTGTCACGCAGCGTCCTTCACCAGTCGCAGGTACCCCGGCGTGTACTCGCCGCCGCAGTACATCTCCCGATCCTCTGCAGGCCAGTTGTCGACCAACATCGGCTTGACATCGGGGAAGCTGTCCGGGGCCAGCAGAGCCCGGTAGTTCTCCGAGCCGCCCATGCCGTTGAATGTGCTGTCGAAGATGCTGTGACTGCTCACAGGTAGTTCCTTCCTTCGAGCCCTGCCTGGGCTGCTTGCTCGAACATGTTCATTCCGTCGTAGTAGCTGTCCTGGACCAGCTCGGCCTCAAAGTCCTCCTGCGTCAACATCATTCGTCCACCTCCTCCCCCGTCAGGTCGGAGTAGCTGGCGTTGATGAGCTGGAGGTTGCTTCGCACCTGGCGCGTGCCGGGGCCGTCGTCCCGCTCGGTGTAGCCCGTCCGGTGGATGCGGTTCATCTCCTCGGTGAGAGCCGTGGTCCCACGGTTCAGGTCGTTCTTCTCGACCTGTAGCGTCGGCGGTTCATCGAAGAGGTACCGCTTGACCACGGCGTCGTGATAGGCGACGTTCCGGCCCTCCAAGGCGCTCATGGCCTTTCGGAGGTCGAGCACGGAATCCTTCACCGGGGGCTTGGATTCGCCACCCGAGCCGCCTCGCCCGCCACCGCTCTCGTCCGTGGGACGCTGGACATCGGGGTCCAGCTCCAGGTGCTTGAGAGCACCGGACTTGAGCAGGCCCTTGACCTCAGCCACTGAGTACCGGTAGCTGCCCTTGTAGTGGGCGTAGTCAGTCCGCTCCTGACTGGCGATCTGATGGCCCATCCGGGTGAGGAACCGGCGCAGTGCCTTGTCCTCCAGCCCTGGCAGCTTCGCCACGGTCCCAGGGGATTCGAGCAGCTTCAGGTAGATGGTCTGCTCGACATCCTCGGCCTCGATCACTCCCGGCCACTGGGCCGACACCGACCTAGCAGCCTGGGTGATGACCTTCTGGACGCGACGGAACTGATCGTCGGTCAGATTGAGCGATGTCAAGTTTCACACCTCCCAGACTCGCCCATCGACCGTGAAGCGACCCTTGTGGACGGGAACCGGTTCGGCCTTGACGTGGCTGTTCTCGACCGTCAGCAGGCCGAAGCCCTGCTGCCAGTTGCCGGTGCCGCCCTTGAGGTACTGCGCCAGCTTCTGGTTCATCAGGTTGCCGACCTCGAACCCGGTCAGAATCCGCTTCATCTCGCCGCCGTAGCCCTCGGTGTGGCTGCCGATGCCCAGCCGGTGGGTGTGGCCCATCACGACCGAGGTACCGAACTTGCGGGCCGCGTTGAGCGCGGTGTTGCCCGCGATCCGGCTGATGCTGATCTGCCCACGGTGGCCGTGGGTGGTGATCCAGCCCGGAGCCACCTTGTAGAACTCAGGCAGCAGTTCGATGCCGAAGCCGTCGAAGTCGAGCAGGTTCTCGAAGTTGAAGAACCCCTCGTACTCGGCCAGGGCCGGGGCGTACTTGGTCAGGTACTCACGCGGACGCAGGTCGTGGTTGCCTTCGTGGACACCGAACGGGCCGTCGTAGACCTTCCGGATGTCCCCGAGGAACCGCTTGCCCTTCTCGTTGTGTTCCCTCATCCGCTTGGCGAACTCCTCGGCCGTGCCCTTGCTCCAGCGGGCCGGCGTCGGGTAGTCCATCAGGTCACCGATGTGGATCAACTGATCCGGCTGGTAGTCACCGATGAACTGGGTGAGGGCCTTGACCGACTTGCGGTCCTCGAAGGGAATCTGCGTATCGCTGATGACGACGATGCGCTTGCTCACAGGTCCTCCAGATCGGCGGGAGCCTGGACCGGCTCCTCGTAGATGCGCTCGACGCATCCGGCGTAGCCCGCGATGTCGGTGAACGAATCACGGTGGTAGCCAGTGCCTTTCACCCTGGCGATCTTCATGAGGATCATCAGGTTGGCAACGTCGATGTCGTTGATCGGCTGTCCCAGGTAGCCCGAGAACAGCGCGGCGATGTCCGAGAAGTTCTCACGCGGATGGCCGTAGTTCTTGTTCCTCGGCCCGTGAATCAGCCGCTGAGCCTCTTCGAGAATGGACTCACTCATTGTCGTCGTCTCCTTCGTAGACGTAGTCGTGGACGGCGTCCCAGTCGACCTCGCTGTGCGATGTCAAGTATTTGGGCAGCGTCACGTCTTCATCCTTTCCAGTAGTGCTTGCTTGCCCTTGCTGATGACGAGGCTGTTCACGTCCTCGCCCGGTGGCATCGGGATGACCCGGCTGTTCGCCAGAGTCGCCGCCACCGCGTTGGCGAACTGTGTACCGGCGTCGTCGCCGTCTGCGAGGATGTACACCGTCCGGTAGCCCAGGAACAGCTCACGCATGTACGGCTTCCACATCGAGGCACCGGGCACCCCTACGGCCGGTAGGCCGCACACCTGGGCGGTGATCGCGTCGATCTCGCCCTCGGTGATGGCGATGTCCGGGACCTCTCGCATCAGCGCGAGCGTGTTGTACAGCCACGGCTGGTCACCAGGCGCGGTCATGTACTTGCCGTGTCCACGGTGATCGTGGTCCTGGATGCACCGGTACCGGATCGACACGACGATCCAGCCGTGCTCCTTCGACCATCGCAGATACGGGATCGCCATGAACCCCCGGTACATCTCATGACCAGGGAGCGGGTCGTCCACGTACCCGAGCATGAACCGATCGACCTCGTCGCGGACGCTGGGGAACGTCAGACCCCTTGTCGCCAAATACTCTTCGGCTGGACTGCCGGGGAAGCTGCGACGGTACCGCTCGGTCGCTTCCCGAAGAAAGCTCTTCTGCGATTCGCTGAGCCTTTGCATAACTCACCTCCTCCTGTTTCTTGATCAGCGTCACGACATCACCCTTGACCCCACAGGCCAGGCAGTTGAACGCTCCACGCCTGAATGACACGGCGGCAGACGGGACTTCCTCTGCGTGGAATGGGCAGAGGCACTTAATCCAGTCCTTCCCAGTGTCTTTCGGAGCTTCCCAGTCTGGGTGGTAACGGTGAATGACCCGGACGATCAGTGGCTCACCGCTCATAGAACGTGACCTCGTAGACCGAGAGGTCCTTCACGTTGGACTTGAACTGGCCTTCGAGGAGGCCCTCGATGAACATGCCCATCTCGTCTTCAGCGCGGTCGGACTTGATGATTGCGTCAATCCGGTAGTACATCTGTCTCCTATCGGCTCATTCGGGCACCTTCCGGATACCGATCACCTGGACGGCAGGCGGGTTGTCGAGGTAGTCGATGAACCGCTGGAATGCCTCGGGGTCATCACGCAGATGGCCCAGGACGTTCCGGTTGCACGCGGTGCAGAGCAGACCCCGGACGATGCCTGTTTCGTGGTCGTGGTCGACGCTGAGGCGCTTGCGCTTGCCGTTGGCGCGGCGGCAGCCGTAGCACCGGCCACCCTGGAACTCGTAGATGGCCCAGTACTCCTCGGCGGTGATGTTGTAGACATCCATCCACCGCTGTTCCTGCGTCACCGTCTTGCGCTGTGCCCGCTTGGCCCGGTGGTGGGTGGCGCACCGTGGCCCCGGATGCGGAGCCTTGCGGCGGTTCACCAGCCCCTCGGCGGTGCAGTCGATGCACGGCTTGCGCTTGTGCGCTCGGTCCTGGTTGCGGTAGTTCGGCGTGTGCTGGGTCATGCACCCTCCAGCAGGAGGTAGATGTAGGTCCCCACGCCCCAGGCCGCGATCATGGCTGCGAACAGTTGCTGGATGGTCACCGAGCCAGCACCCCCGCCAGCGCGATGCAGATCGCCTCGGCACCGAACTCCGGATCGGCCAGCATCCATGAGTGGAAGCCACCCTGGACCGTGTAGAAGTCGGCCCCGGCGACGTTGGCCGCGCTCCTGCCAGCGGAGTGCGGGATGATCTGGTCCAGGTCGCCGTGGATCACGGCGGTCGGAACCTCGTTCAGCCGCATCTTCTCCAGCAGGGGCACTGTGTTGGCCCGCATGAGCGCGTAGGCCGCTCGGACGAACCGGAAGCTGGACACCGACTGCCGTAAGGTGTCAAGCAGGCTCAGACGCTCTGAGCCGTCCCGAACCCGAATGGCGTGGTAACCATCCCCGAGCACGTCTACGAACGCGCCAGCGAGGCGCTGAGCGGCCCGCAGCGGGATCGTGGAGCCGTTGCTCACCTTGATGTTGTCGTGGTGTTCCTGGCCCGCCGCAGCGTCCAGCAGGACGGTCGCGATGGTGCGCTCCGGATAGGCCGCAGCGAACTCCACCGCCATGCCGCCACCCATCGAGTGTCCGACGATCACGGCTTGTGCGATGTCAAGTACGGAACACGTTCGAGCGACCACATCGGCCATGTCTGCCACCGTGTGGCCGCAGGGCAGCGAGCCACTGTCGCCGTGGTTGGCGGCGTCCGGGGCGATGACGTAGAAGCCTCGGGCAGCCAGCTCTTCGAGCAGCTCGGTGTAGGCCAGGGCGCGGACGGTCAGTCCGTGCAGGAACACCAGCGGCAGCCCGCGACGGCTGCCCGCCGTCGTCACAGCGACCCGGAACCCGTCCTCAAGGACGAGCGTCATGTGCTTGAGCGTCACGTCTTCTCCTTCAGGTATCCGTGGTTGACCACGCGGATGCCGGCGGCTTCGGCCCGCCCGATGCAGTCCCAGGTCCCGATGGACCCAGGCAGGGGGAACGCATGGCAGACATCGGCACCGAGGTCGACCATCTTCTGGTTCCGGATCACGCCTGCGGCCTTGCCGAGGCCGTCCCAGTCGGCGGGGTGGGCCTCGACCTGGACCTGGTATCCGGCCTGTGCCATTCCCCAGGCCCAGCGGTCAGCGATGTCGTCGGCACCGCGTGCCGCGCCGTGGACGATGACCAGCGAGCCGAACTGCTCCAGCTCCTGCTTCAGCGCGTACCAGACCGTGGTGCGGTCCTTCCAGTCACGGCTGCCCGTGACCAGGACTCGTCTCACGGAATCCATCGCTTCGCGGCCAGCTCGACGTTGAACTCGGAGACGTTGCGGGCCAGCGGGAACCGAAGCTCCTTGCCGATGACCTTGGTCTCGATGATGTCGGGCTTGCGCGGGTCCGGGCTCTTCGGATCGACCGTCTTGCGGGTCCACGACGTGGGCCGCGTCTCAATCAGGCCGGACAAGAGCTGCTGGTGCAGGACGTTCGCCTTCTTGGTGGGCTTCGGCATATTCGATTCCTTTCGTGTGTGCGATGTCAAGTAATCGGGCAAGAAGAAGGGCCAGCAGCGTCATGCTGCGTCCTTGATCTGCATCGTGTCTCCGTCGAACGCGAGCGAGACGAAGTCGAGCCCGGACGGGTCCATGCGGCCCGCACGGTTCTTCACCGTCGAGACGTTCAGCGAGTCCATGCCGAACTCCTCGGTGACCCGGTGCAGGGTGAGCACCAGCTCGGGCACGCGGGTGATCTGGCCCTTGACGCCCGACAGCGGGATCGGCTTGTCGGCGTCGTTGTAGCTACCGGTGACGTGGTGCAGACCGATGACGCAGGCGCTGGTGCGCCGTGCCATGTCGTGGAGGTAGTCCATCAGCGACTCCAGCCCTGAGAACGGATCGTCGTCGTCCGTGCCCAGCCGGATGTTCGTGATGTTGTCGACCACCACCAGGTCCGGATAGTCGCCGTAGCCCTGGCAGTACGCCTTCATCGAGTCCTCGATCTGGTCAAGGCTCGGGGAGGCGTTGTAGTTGAACCGGATCGGGATGTCCTCGAACTCGGCTGCGACCTCATCGAGGTCGGAGTTGCGGACGGCCCGAGCGGATCGCTCCATGCTCCACCCGGTCTGGATCGAGACCATGCGGGAGAGCTGGGTGAAGGCGTCGGAGTCGGCGCTGAAGTACAGCGTCGGAACCTCTGCCTTGAGGGCATACGTCAGCACGAACGCTGACTTGCCGGTGCCGGGGCCTGCACAGACCAGTGCGAGCTGGCCGCGCAGGAACCTGGTGCCTTTCAGCTCCAGCGTCTGGAACACAGGCGGGAGAGGGTCACCCGCCGAGCCCTTGACGCGGAGGCTCTGTAGCGGTGTGTACACGGTCCTCCTACGCGGTGAAGTACAGGACGATGCCTGAGAAGAGGGCCAGGGCCATGATGATGCCGAAGACGATGACCTCGATCACTCGCCACGCCCCTTGCGGCGCTCCTCGTCCAGGTTGCGGACGGGGATGATGCGCTTGGTGGTCTGGCCGTCGTAGATCGGCCGGCCCTGGGTGTGAGCCTTGGTCTCGTCGTCCATCTGGCTCCGCATCGCCGCCATGATGGCGGGCGGGCGCATCCCGAAGTTCTTCGCGATCCAGGCCCCGGCGAAGCCAGCGCGGTGAGCGCGCAGGACGGCCCCGGTCTCATGCGGAGCGAGCGGGCTCTTCAGCGACGGATGGTTCGGGTCCCAGTCCCGAGGGTTGTTGGGTCCGGGTCGGTTGGTCACGGTGTCTCCTATGTGCGATGTCAAGTTGAAGACCAACGAAAAGAGCCAGTGGATCATAGGCCGAACTCTTCGTGGTACATGGGGATGAACTGGGAGGCCGGTGTCGGCCGTCCCTCGGCCACCTCGCGGTCGAACAGGGCCACCAGATGCTCCAGGTACCCCTTGTGCCCCGGCGGTGCCTCAGCGAGGAGCTGGGTCAGCTTGCGGCGCTGCTTGGCGATGTTCATCCCTGGTTGGATGTTCCTCACACCCACTCCTTTCCGTTCCAGCGTCGTCCGTCCGGGTACTCGATCACGATGTCTCGCTTCGGGTCCCGAGCCTTGTGCGACTGGGCGAACCGGGTCGCGGCCTCGACCGAGGGAAACGAGTACCCCTGCGAGGCATACAGCTCCTGATGCCAGCGCGGCCTGTCCGGGATCGGACCCATCTGGACCCGCCAGTACTCAGCCTCGGTCGAATGCACGGTCATCTCTTCGGCCTCTTGACCTTCGGGTGAGTGTTCTGCGGTGTCTTGGCAATCCGGTGGACGGTCTCGACGCGCTCCGGGTAGAAGCTCCGGAACGCCTCGCGGCCGGGGGTCCCGCCGACGAAGTCGAGCACGGTCAGACCCTTCGATGTCCTGGTGGCCTTGACGAACCGGAACCGGCCCTGCTCGCCCTTGACCGATACCTCGGTACCGGGCTCCAGGGCGCGACCGTTCACCTTGACCGGCTCAGTGATCAACTCGGCCATATCTCCTCCTTGTGCGATGTCAAGTATCAGCCCACAGCAAAAGGACAGGCGTAGCTCACGTCGCAGAACCGGCACGTATCAGGGTCAGGCTTCGGATCGAACCTCCCGGCCCTGATGTTCTCGTCCAGCTCCTTGAACTTCTCGGTGACGCGCTCGCGGGTCCACTCGGTGAGGTCGAACGGGTAGGTCGGCTTGCCGGTCCTGCCCATCCAGTAGTCACCGGACGGGGCGAAGACTCCGTACTCGTCCTCCAGTGCGACCTTGTACACGCCGAGCTGGAAGTCGTCACCGGGCTGGTTGCCTGTCTTGTGGTCACGGACGTAAACCTCGTCGCCGCAACCGGATTGGAGCACGGCGTCGATGTAGCCCCGGACCAGGACTCCGTCCAGGTCGATGTCGAAGCTCAGCTCGATGCCTGGGGTCCCATCCTCTGCGATCCAGATGACCTCGTCGCGATGGCTTGCGGCCCAGTTGATGTACTTCTCGACCTGCTCCAGCCCGATGTCGTAGCGACGTGCGATGTCAAGTCTTCCGTCGTAACGACCGCTGGCGAACCACCACTCGAAGTTCGGCGTGATCTCGCACGCCGCGTCGATGTGCTTCTTGTAGGACTCCCTGAAGACTTCCTGGGCCTCTTCGAGCGAGAGGGAGCGCCCCGACCGCTCCCACGCCTCGATGGCTTCGTGGACCGCACTACCCTGCGCCGTCCAGGCCGCCGGCCTCTGCCACGCCTTGTCGATTCTCGATAGCTTGTATGCGTATGGGCACCGCTCGTACTGCTTGAGCTGAGATACGCTGCGGTGCTTGCGTTCTTCTGTCAACCCACCTCCATTTCTCCTAGTCTCGCGTGGATCAGGTCCGGGACGTATGCCGGGTGGGGCGCGAAGTCCCAGCTCCTGATCAGGTCAATCGTCCGCAATACGCGAGGATCGGACGGTTCCTTGATGTCTCCGTCATAGAGCAACTGCACCTTCCAGGTCGCTTCCCCGAACATCATCAGGTCGTCGGGAATCGTCTCCTCGAAGATGGTCTTGACGGAGCCAGCCCGTGCCAATAGGTGGGCCACGTCTTGGAATACCGGGTCGTCGTCCCGGACTGCGATGCTTCGATAGTTGAGCAAGCATGTCATGTCGAATAGGTTGACGGTCTCAGCGAAAACGAACGGAAACTTGCAAACTCGGACGACGGCGTCGGGAAGTTCGAGTGCGTCCGAGACGATCTGAAGAGGCACTGTAGTCGTTCCTTTATTCTGTTCTGTTCCAGTCGATTCCTCTCTACAGGTACTGCCTCTTCGTCATCATCGTGGGTGCTCGCGGATAGCCGCGTCTATGGCTCCCTCGGAGGGAACCTCCATATCATTCTCCCCTCGTCAGTCAGGTCTGTGTAATCGTTGACCCGGATCAACAGGTCGCCGTCCTCCGGCTTCCTGGGCCGGAAGGCCCAGCCTCCCTGGCGGCTCACACCTTCGATGGGCGGGATGTTCGGGTCGTACTCCAGAACATGGTCCCTCAGCTTCTTGTAGAAGCCGCGAAGCCTCTTCAGCTTGAGGTCATCCATCCCCACGCCGCCGGTCGCCATGTACTCGCCGTGCTCACGGAGCCTCCGATACGGGGACACACCCTGCTGCTGATGTACGGGCACCTGAAACGGGAAGTGCTGCAACACAAGCTCACGCGGAGTGAGCTTGCCCCCGTAGTAGTGCTTGATCCACGAGACGTATTGGCGCGTGACTCCGTACATGCGAGCAATCTCTGACTGGGTGTATCCCTTACCTCTCAGGTCCTCGATGATCGCGAGCGATAGGTCGGACTTCTTGCCGCTGGGTCTTTCCATATTCACTTTGAACCACTCCTGTATCTGCGACTCCTCTCGTCGCAGAATGTTATATGTCAAGCATTACCTGGTCAATCCTTCACTGTCAGACGGGTGCCGACTGGGCTGCTGTGCCCTGCGACCTTCACGTTGCTGGATGTTACCCCTAGCACTCCTGCAGGCCAAGTGCTAACTGCAGGGTCAAATTAACTAGCGAACCCTTACATCTTCTATTCGATGCCTCCTACCAGGTCACAAATCTGCGTGACCGTAAATGGAGTTACTCCAGATTTGCTACGCCCGGAGTTCCTCAATGCGCGCCCTGATGTCTTCGAGGTCCATCTGGTCCTGGGGATCGTCGCTGTCAGCAAGCTCACTCTCCCACTCCAGGGCCTCGTCCAGCTCCATGCCATCGACGTACATATGTCAAGCCTCCAGCAGCTTCTTGAGGTTGTCACCTTCGGTGTACGGGGAGAACGTCACCTCGTTGATGACGCCCGCCAGGCAGGTGTTACACAGCTCCAGGCCGGTCCACGAATCCACGAAGACTCGCTCCTCGGCGTTGTCGCAGTTGTCACATTCCTTCAGAAACATCCTTCACCTTTACTTTGTGACCGGTCATGACTTCGTGGACGAGCACGGCCTTGCCCAGGACCCGCGACTTCGCGGCGCGGGACTCCCAGGTGCAAGACCGGCACTTGGCCCGGAGCGGCATCATGCCTCCGGGAGCAGCCGGTTGTAGGTGCCGTGGTCGAGGTCGCCGGTGATGAACTCGCGCATGTAGCTCGCGGCGGTCTCGAAGCTCATCCCTTCCGGCACGTCCTTGCCGTGGCCGAACTCCCAGGGCTGCTCGCCCCACTTCAGCCAGAGCTGAAGCCTCCGACGCACGGGCAGCTTGATGATCTGGAACCGGATGCCGGCGTGGTTGAACTCCCTCATGTCTTCCTCTCTCAGCGGGCCAGGGCGGTGACCCGTGGGCGTTTCAGGCTGGGTGCGCTGCGTAGGACTACGCCAACGCTCTTCGGCAGTGGCTCAACCTGGTTGAGCCCCAACGCTTTCCGATACTCGATGTCTCTCTTGGTCATAGGTCATGTCTCTCAGCAGAACCAGTGCTTGCGGCAGAATCGGGACTTCCCTCCGTCGCGGTCACTGTTGGGCTTGGTGTCGGGTTTCTTCACGACCGGAGAATCGTCACTGTGACGATCCGGGTCGCAGGTCGGCCGGTCGCCGTGGGCGATGTGCCATGCGTTGTCGGCGGCGAAGCCTCCGTGCTCCGCGATGTGCGCGGCCGAGCGGTATTCACAAGTTGGACTCGCCTGCGCTGAGACCGGCGTCAGTAGCAGCAGCTCCAGCGCGGCGAGGATCGAGGCGAAGACTTTCATCGGCGGTACCTCCGTCGTGAGTACTTGCGGTCGCGGTAGTACTCGGGTCCGTTGATCATGTTCTTGAGCCAGCGTGGTGACTTCTGTTGTGGCTCACCGACGTTGAACTCGTCATCGACTCCGAGGTACCAATCCTCTCGATGGATGTTGCTCATGGCTCCCTCTTAGGTGCAGCAGCCACAGCACGGTGCGTCCTCACACCGGCCGCGTGCGTTGACCGACAGCACCGCTCCGGAGTTGGTGCGGATGGTCACTGCGCCATGCCTTGCGACGGCGGCAGGACCGATGCGGGCCTCGGCCAGCACGTCGACCCAGCGTCCGGAGACCGGCGAGCCGGCCCATTCCTGGCGGGTCAGGCCATCGGCCTTGGCGCACTCGATGCGGGTGCAGGTCACGGTCTTGTGGCGAGCATCCCAGTACGCACGCTGCCCAGCAGCGATACCTTCACCGCAGAGCTTGCAGGTACCAGGGAAGTGCAGGTTCATCCAGCGCGACCCGGAGGGTCGGCGGCGGTTGTGCATGTAGCGTCGGGACATCAGTTCAAGGCTTTCTCGATGGCGTCAGCGAGCAGCTCGCCGTAGTACGCGAGTTCGTAGTTGTAGTCGGTGATGGCTTCGTCCCAGCGCGAGTAGCCGCACTCGGGCTCGCCGTCGTTGGGGTCCTGGTTCTCCTCGATGAACGCTTCCTTCATCCGCTGCATCTCACGGAAGCTCTCCAGCGCGGACTTCACCTGGTCGACGTTGCCGATCTCCATGTCATGCCTCCCTGGTTCGCTCTTCGATGCACTCCGGGTCGTCGCACCGGCAGTGCCTGTCTCCGCAGTCGTCGGCCTCGGCGTGGTCCTCGATCCAGCGGTCGGCCGTGTCGCTGTGGCCGAAGGCTCGAAACACATCGGCCAGGGCTTCGACCTCGACACAGGTCATGTGGGTGGCGATGTCTCCGGACAGGTATCCGTCGCCCCAGACCTCGATGAAGTGCTCGATGGCGCTCATGTCTTGTTCCTCTCGACTCATCCCTCACCTAGCCGCCCGGACAGGAGGTGGGTGTCCGGACGGCGTAGTCAGCGATGACTCAGGCGGTGCCTTCCAAGATCGCCAGGTTGCGGAGCAGGGCCTCAGCCACGGCTCCGATGTGACCACCGTCGGTGCCTCCACGACGGGCGTACTCGGCGTTGGCCCGCTGCATGAACTCGAACGTCGGTCCACCGTCGTCGTGTGCGAACGTCGCCTTGATCTCCGCTGGGGCGACGAGGATTTCAACGCTCATCGCGATGACGATGGGGTCGCGCTGCAGGCGCTGCCGGGTCTCTTCGTAGTGCGGTGCCTCGATGGTCAATGTCATCCCTCTCGTTTCCAGTTGTTGCGGTTGCCCTTGCCTGGGCGCTTGAACTCTCGTTTGCGGTTGCGATGCGGCTGTGCCGCGCTGCTGCGCCGTAGCTCCAGACGAGACCGAAGCTGTTCGGGCGCGGCGCGGCCAGCCATCCCTCTCTCCTCTCTGTGCGGTGTCAAGCCTCGGTCAGCGGACTGCGCCATAGGCGTATGCCTTGCCGTCGTCGGCAAGGTGGACCATCGTGGCGTAGCTGACGGATTCGTCGTCGACCGTGAACGACGGAGCCTTGTAGGGGTTGTACGACAGCTTGCGGGCGTACTCGCCCTCCCAGTCATACGGCCGGGGATCGAAGTCTCGGACGATGGTGCCGACCACGCCAGCGTGGACGTTCTTCTTCTGCTCACGGATCACCCGCTGGCGTCCGGACTCCGAAACCTTGAGCTGGCAGTCGATCAGGGCGACGGACTCGGTGTGCCCGATGACCTTGCCCTTGTGCGGGCCGGCCTCGGCGCGAAGGCTCCACATCCCGGAGTGCAGATTGCGGTAGGCGAAGACCGGGGTGCGGTCGCTAATCATGCGGCCCTTGTAGCTGTGGATGATGCTCATGTCTCGATACCTCTCAGCGGAGCTGGTCGATGTGGATGCACCCGACGCGGTCGGGGCCGAACTCCGGGGCGTAGGCCAAGACTTCGTCCTCGGCGCACGGGAAGTTGCGCTGGTCGAAGGGGTCATAGGTGTCGGCCTCGGCCACGCCTCCGTTGCCGATGAGGACGGCCTCGAACAGGGCGACGGTGAGCAGTAGTGCCTTCACGATGATTCCTCTCTGAGCGATGTCAAGTCTCAGGCGCGACCGCGCGCCACGACCCAGGTGATGGCTTGCATCTGGGCAGGAGCGATGCCTGCCCGCTTGGCGGCGAGCCGGTAGCAGTGGGCGATGGCTTCGTACACACCCACCCGGCCGAGCTGCTGTTCGGTGATGCCTGCGACCCGAGCGGCCCAGACATCCACGGTGACCGCGTTGTCGTCGCCCAGGATGTTGAGCGCAAAGCTCCGAGTCTTCGGTGCCTTGCCGAAGGTGGACCACGGGTCCTCGGCGGTCATGGCTTGCAGGGCACGGTCGACCGAGCGACCGAGCACACCCGGAGCCTTGCCGGTCAGGACCAGCGACCGAGCGGCCTCGACGTTCTTGTCCCAGCGGAGCCTCGGGGAGAGCTGGGCGATCATGACGGCCGACTGCTCCAGGGTCATGCCTCCGTCGACCGCGCATTCCACGGCCAGGGCCTTGGCCTCCTCGTACCACACCTTGCCGTCGAGGATGTCCTGCTCCGATGCCTTGGCGAAGACTCGGATGATGTTGTCAGTGACCTTGCGAGTGCTCAGGCCGATCTTGCCGAGCACGTCGTTGTGCGATGCCATGTCTCCGTTCCCCTGGTCGTCGTGAGCGATGTCAAGTCTTGGTCAGTCGAGATAGATGTGCCGGTACAGGACGCCGGCATCCAACGCTTCGGCGATGAGCAGCTCAGTGTCCAGCTCATCCTCGGCGTGGTCAGGCAGCGTGCTCTCCAGCTCGCGGATGATCGAAGCCTGGTCGAACTTCTCCCCGTCGACGTGGCGATACACGTAGTCGGTGATGTCGTCCATCGTGATCTCTCGCATAGCGATCCCTTCAGTAGGCCCAGCCATGACGGCCGGTCGAATCCTTGACGAGGTAGCGGTCGACGCCATAGCTCTGGCAGTCGCGACGGACCACCGTCAGCCGCTCACCCCAGTTGAAGCCGTGGCTGTGCTTGCCGTCGACTCCGTTGCGGAAGCTCTGTCCTGCGCTCATCGAACCCTCACGATGTTGTTGCCTCGGATGGTGTAGACCTTGCCGTCGAGGTAGACGCGCTGTTGCTTGTTCATGACTCATCCCTTTGTGCGATGTCAAGTCTGGGAGTGAAAAAAAGCGGATCGGAAGGGCATCGAACCCTCGGTTGCATTCCTCGTGTCCGATCCGTGATGGTCTACCCTGCTGCGTTACCTGGGGCCGACGTGCCGTTCGCCGCTAGTCACCCCGTACTGTTCGGTCCCTCGGATCGTGGCGATGGCTCTCAATCCATCGCTCCCCGAGGACAAATATCCTCACAGGTCCATCTATGTCTGGCGGTGTGGGTGTGTCGGCGCTTAGAGCCCCTGCCTCTTGCCCGGGTCGTCCGGTGTTCAGGTAGCTGCATTCCCGTCATGCTCACGCGGTTTCTGCAACCCCGCCTTTGTGAAGTTGTGGTGACCACTCTAGCGGATCGGCTGTGCGATGTCAAGTCCTTCGATCTTGGATCATCGGGCCGGTCTGCTGTTGTGGTGTGTCTCCGACTCTAGCGTGTGGACTGTGCGATGTCAAGTCCCGGATCGAATCCGGAGCGGGCCGTTTTGCTATTGCCTGATGTGCTCGTAAGGGCCGCTGGCTGAAGGCCCTACCCGCTGTGCTCGCGATGTCCGCTGTGCTGTTGTCGTGTCACCGACTGTAGCAGCTTGGCTGTGCGATGTCAAGCCGTTTGGTCTGACTTGCTGCGATCCGCTGTGGAGTTGTCGTGGTGCTGCGTTCCGTGGTGGAACGTCTACGACGGTACGCCAGCCGCTGTGCGATGTCAAGCAATTCCCCGAAATTGGTCCGAAGTGCCTGGTCGGAGCGGGTACAGGACCCCCCCCTCTGTGGACCCCCTGGGCACTGGCAGGCCCCCTGTGCAGGGCACCCCCTGCAGGGCCTCCCTGGGCCCTGGGCACCCCCTGGGCACCCCCTGCCCTGGGTACCCCCCTGGGGTACCCCCTGCCTGCCTCCGGGGTGGGGTACCCCCCTGGGGTACCCCCCGGTGGCACCCCCCTTCGGGGGTGCCCCCCTCCTGCCCCCCTGCCCTGGGCCCGGCCAGTCCCCCCTTCGGGGGGACTGGCACGGCTGGCCTGGCCTGGCCTGCCGTCCCCTGTCCCCCTTCGGGGGACAGGGGACCCCCCTGGGCCTGGGGTACCCCGTAGGGGTACCCCAGGGGGGTATGCCCTCCCCCGCCTGCCCCTGACCGGCCGGTAA